CAGAGAGACCTTGAAAGGAGGGACGGAGAATGAGTAAATCAATCAAGAATATTAAAAACATATCTCAATTAATAGATTATATAGGAATTGAAAGGGAAAAATTCAACCCTATATCAGACGATGACAGAAGTCCTCAAGTTATGGAGTGTAGAAACTTGTTGTGCGATATTGAGTCGGTTCTAATAACCTTAGCATATGGGAGGGACAACGAATGAGTAACATAATGGATATATGCAACACTGACGAGTTTGAATTCTTTTTAATTTGGCTTGTTGATGTGAAGGGTTTCGAAGATGCAAAGTTTATGATAGATGTGGCTTGTAATCCTCACAAATATAACAAGTACTATCAAGAGTATAAGGAGACCGAATGAAAATCACATCACAAACTCGAGAAGACTATCAGAGATTTAAATTACATCATTCTTTGAGCATATTAAGAACAATAGATGTTGCTTTAAAGTCGAAGGTGTCTCTTGTGGCTCTTGGAAAGATATTAAGAACATTAGAGCCTAAAATTGATGACGCAATAGACACTAAAAGAATATTAAATGAATGGAGGAAAGGTAAATGAAATCATATAGAATACTATGGATTAAAGATGAGTATATAAAACATTCAATATATGCCCAGTTTTCATCAGAAGGTGTAGCAAAGGCATATGCAGAAGGTTGTAGAGACGGGTGGACTGAGGGGTATGAAGAGAATGTTCAAGTCATACTTGCAGTTGATGAGAGAACACCCGAGAGAATAAAAGAACACTATCAAATAGAAAAGGAGAACGAAGATGAGAGCAAGTAAAATAAACCTAAAAGAATGTACATACGAGCAAATGGAAGATGAGTGTTTCGAGGTAATGGGAACACCATACGGACATAACATAATAAGTTGTATCTGTCAAGTTGCCGAAGACAGATTTGGTAAAGAGAAGGCTGAATCACTATTTAAACGATATCAACAATAAGGAGAACGAATGAAAAGAATAGAAGAGGCTTACATAGGATTAGAGTTAGGCACACATACGTGGAACGTAGACATAGAGAACAATGCAATGGAGGATATACTCGATGCTGGTATTGGGTGTTATCCCGAAGACATATATGCTTTAATATATAAAGGATATAGTTGTTCGGAAGAGAAACTGAAAATGATGCTTAACGAACCCGATAATTCTAATAATATGCTATACCCACTTGATTGTTACAGAGATTTATCTTATGACGATTGGTTGGAGTATAAAAAGGAATGGGACGAGTTTGAGAAAGAGGCAGAGAAAAGAAAAAAGGAGCAATTAGGATAATGAACTTATTCGAACAGAACCAACACAAACCAACAACCAAAACTGGTAAGGTCTTGGCTCACTTACAAGAACACGGCAGTATAACCTCGTGGGACGCAATTCAGTTATATAGAGCAACGAGATTGTCGGCAATAATCTTTAACCTTCGTGAAGAAGGATATGATATATGGAGTGAGAATTGCAACGACAAGGAAACTAAGACACACTGGGTTAATTATATATATAAAGGGAAGGAGAGCAAATGATAGAGTATAGAGGCGAGGTAACAATAAAAACAAATGGAACTGACGGAAGACCAACCGAGATACATCACGGCTCGGGGTACTATGACACCAAAGAGCAAGTAGAGAGGTGGTTTAAGTTAGAAAGAACGTGCTTAATGGAAGGGGACGAGGTTCTTAAAGAGAAGATAGAGACGTGTGAGATTAATATGACCGACAATGAAGACGTAGCCAAGAAAGAAGGTTATAAACCCTTTGGAGTTACAATATGGGAAGAGTGTAAATACTATAAAACCTATTGGGCAAAGGATAAGGAGGCTATGGAGACAGAGGACGCAACAGAGATTATATCTAATGACTTTTCTGACGGACACTTTGAATGGTGTAAGGGGTCAGAAGATTGGGATATAGACGAGGTTCATCAACCAATACCAGTAAAGGACAGCAAATGAAAAAGAAAAAAGATTGTTGTGTCCCTAACATTCATAAAGATAGGAAAAAAAATATGACGGAGGATTATTTAGATGCCTTCGACCATATAAGGAGTTTAGCAGACCTTGAGTGGAATGGGAGTATAACAAGAGAAACATACTTTAACCGAATAGATGATATAATAACAAAAATAAGCGAAAAGGAGAACAAATAATGCATTACGTAATCAGAGCATTGGTGTATGCTGATACACCCGAAGAGGCTTTACAAAAAGCAAAATATGATGTGTTTGAGAAACTGGTAGACCCCGAGTACAATAGTGGTTTTGACTACTATCAAACATTTGACAACGAAGGCTCTTGCGTTAGTGGGAGGGGTCGCTGGGGAGATTTACCAGCAGTAATGAGAGCAGATAGCAAAGAAGGAAAGATGTATATAAAAGAGGGTTGGAAATATATGTGCCGAGAACAAAAATACCATATGGACAAGATAAGAAAGTGGTTTAAGAAAGGTCGCACACTACACGACCTTCGCAGTGGAGATTACAAAAGAACAGACGGAATGATTAAATATCATTTTAATCGCATTGGTTCATATAGTGGAGACACCTACCTTCTTTATGATAATGACGGAGAGGCAATATACACCAAAAGACACCTTAAAGATGTAATGGAGAGGTGGGATTCTATATATGGAGATAAAGAGAAACACGCAAGAAACCCATATGATGCTCACGACCACATCTACGTTGTTTTAGCAGATGTTCACGGATAGAAAACAATCATTGACAATTACTACTAATGTTACGTATATTACATATGATGTGTGGAGGTTAATATGATTATAATGGTCAAAAAAGGGTTGTTAGGACAATACACAATCCCCTACGGAGTGTATTTCGAGAAAAATAGTGTTCTTACTATGAACGAAATACTCAACTGGGATTTGGTCGTTGAAAATATAACAAACCTTAAAATAAGAAATAAAGTAATAGCAGAAGGTGTTTTATTCGGAGACGAATACCCACCAGATACACCTATTACAGAGGGGAGACGGAATGAAGACTTGTGATATGAACGTGCGTGGTATAGATTCAAAACTATATAGAGAGTTTAAATCAAAGGTATACAGCAAGGGTTATAAAAACGTCAAGGAGTGTATGACACACCTTATGATGAAATTTGTTAATTCGAGCGAGAAGAAGAATGGTGTTGATTTCTTTGATTCAGACTTTAAGCCACACCAATCTCGCAACAATTAATTAAATGAATATATTTCTCGGGGATACAATCAGAAATAAACTCAAGAGCAATGTTTGGCTCATCGCCTTCTAATAAGGTCTTATCTGAATTTGCCTTGTCAATATATTCACACAAACCAGTGCATTCTCCAGTTGCATCGTTATACCATATTTTAAGAGTGTAAACTTTTTTACCTTTCTTCATATGGTAATCTACGTAACAGAATGCAAAAATAAAATAAATAGTTTGTAAATTAATATTTACAGATTAAATTAGAGGTATGGCAATGGATTACATAAAGCAACATATAGATGATAATGGGATAAAGCACACTTGGGTAGCAGATAAGTTACACATAAGCAAGTCCTACCTATCTCTGATACTTTCGGGGACTCGGACGGCACCGAGTTGGTTCGAAAAAGAGGTTGTAAAGTTACTTAAAATAAACAAAGGGGAAATAAATGAGTTCAGAAAATCCGACCTATGAAGGGGTGTGGGAGAGACTATCCAATGTTGATGTTTCAGAACACATCGAAGTAATAAAAACAAATAGTTCCTTCCAACCAAAGTATCTATCTTGGGCTTGGGCTTGGGGGGTTATGATGCAACACTATTCGGACTTTAGATTTGAGTTTACTCAATGGGAGTATCCGGAGGGTGTAATGAAGGACGTGTTGGTTCACGAAGACAAGTCTTGTATGGTAGAGGTAACTTGTAGAATAGGCTCTCTACATAGAACAATGTGGTTAGCCGTTATGAACTACAAGCACGAGAGTATACCAAATCCAAGCACAGCACAGATAAATAAGGCTAAAATGAGATGCCTCGTTAAGTGTATGGCTCTGTATGGACTGGGTCACTATATCTATGCTGGAGAAGACTTGCCCGAACAACCCAAAGAAAAACCAAAAAAGAAACCACCAGCAAAGAAACTCAAAGAGACTGCTAAAAAGAAACCAAAACCAGTGTTAAGAGCGAATCAAGAAGAGTTAAACGAGCCTATTGATTTAAGAAACGATTATATTAAATTGATAAGTGAGGGACTTGATAGCGATGTTTTTGATGAGAACAACAAGGCAAGTATAACAAACTTTCTTGCTGGAGTAACAGACACAACCACTGACCAAGAGTTGGAAAAGTGGGCAAACAGAATACAATCATTAATAAAGGAGAATAAATAATGGGAAGAATATATTCAGAAGAAGAAAGAAAAGACATTGCAAGATATACTAAAAGGTTAAGGTGGAATCCTCACACAGAAAAGCAGTACTGGGAAATAGTAAAAGATAAGAAAGAGGTAGTAGGAACTGCACCTTTCTCAATGTTCAAAGATTATAATAAAGGAGATGAATAATGGCGATTCTTAAATTTAGCGAACACTCAAACCTAAAGGTTAAATTAGAGTATGCTACTGGTAAGGAGGTGGAAAGTCAATTTAAAGATAAGGACGGAAACCCACGAAAGCAGTTTATGTGGAGATGCAATGGAGATGATATAATATATGCAAGTCCTTCTTTAAATGCTATGTTGATGCAAGAGACTAAGGGAATGGTTGCTGGTACAGAGGTGGAAATCAAAAAAGTCGATAGTGGAAACACCGACCCTAACGGGAAAAAGATACTTATCTTTGCAGTTAACAACAGAACAATGGATATGCGTAACAAAGGGGTTGAGGCTGAAGAGGATATATCTAAAGATGAAAGTGTTGAGGTAACCGATGAAGACATACCATTTTAATGGCTAAGAGATTCACAGACAACCAAAAATGGAATAGAAACTGGTTTATGGAACTATCTAAGGACGAAAAACTATTATGGTTATATATATTAGATAATTGCGAACCAAATGGTTTATTCGACCCTAACTGGAAACTTATAAACTTTATGTTGGAAACAAACTTTAACGACATTCCAAAGGCTTTAGAAAAGCAATTAGTGAGAACCAATCACTCACGCAAAATATTTGTGGAAGATTTCGTTAACTTTCAATATGGAGATTTAAAGGATACAAGCAACCTTCATAAACGTATTCATATTGTCTTAAAGGATTTCGGTATCGATATTCCAATTGGTAAGGGTTCCGGAACCCCTAAGGCAGAGACTAAGAGTAAGAGTAAGAGTAGTATTAAAAGTAATGTAAAGAAGAAGGACGTATCATTAGAAAGTATAGACCAAAAGTTCTTGAATGATTTACAACTTGCAAACCTATCTGTTGATGTTAAAGACCAGTTTGAAAGGTTTAAAGACCACTTGTCTGCTAATGGAAAAACATACAAGGATTATCAAGCTGGGTTTAGGAACTGGGTTAAAAGTCCTTATGTGGAAAAGACAGATAGAATAAGAAATAAGATGCACGAAGAAAAGAAAACGCAAGAGAGAAGAAGGGAACTTGAAGAGCCAGTTGAATATGCATCTACAGAAGAGATAAAAGAGGCTTTACAAAACGTTAATCAAGTCAAGGATAAAATGAAATGGAAGACAAGTTAGATATAACGACACTCTTGGAGTTTTTAGAGTGGTCTGGTGCCGACTTATATTTCAAGAATGTTCCTTTTTTAACAGATAGACACAATCTTACCATTAATAAGATTGATAAGGTCAAACTGATAAAATGGGTTCAAGATTTTAATGATAAGCAAGGTCTGATATCTGAAGACGAAAGCACTGAAGACCCGATAAGGTAACTCGAAGGTAGTCGTCTTTAACCTATAGGGGTAGAGCGCTATAAATAGCCACCTCGCTTTGGGCGAGGTATCTTCTGCGCAGAGGATATTTCGCCCTAAAATTAAGGAGAATAATGATTAATCCAATAGAAACATACAACGCATATCTACAAGAAATAAATGGATATGAACAAGAAAAAAGATTGAAGGATAACCCCAATAGTTATAGTGCATCTGGAGCTGGTCTTTGTCATAGAAAGCACTACTATAACATTAGAAAATATGATAAAAAAACAATATCTGATGACTCGCTAAGGATACTAAGGTTGGGGACTATAATGGGAGAGGATTTTAGGAAGGCTATTGATAATATTGTGCTTGACAATCCCAATGTATCTGTTTATCAAGAAACACTAATGTCTTCAAAGATGCTGAATATAAAAGGGCATTGTGATTTGTTGCTCGTAGAAAATGGTATAGGTAAGATGTATGACTGGAAGACGTGTAACTCATTCAAGTTCAAGCACATAGTAAATGGAAATCACACGTCAGAGAACTATGAACTACAAGTTGGAACATACTCTCTTATGGCTCTTGAAATGGGCTTATGTAAAGAAATAAACCATATGGCTTTACTATACTATAGCAAGAACGACAGCAAAATGAAAGAGCATATTATTTCTAGCGATGCAATAGATAGAGCGAGAGCATATTGGAGAGACGTTGACCACAATGTTCGCTTATCAAGTGAGCCAACATTAGTAGACATAGAATTTAAAGAGGGTGTTGCACCAGTGTATAAATGGGAGTGTGGAAAGTATTGTGATTACTCTCCTATTTGCCCTTCGCCACTTAATAAAGAGTTTGTAAAATAGAATCGAGGTAATTATATTATGAGACCGCTATCAACTGAATTGGGATGGATATATATATCCGGAGACGGAAAGAAATTTCTCAATGAAGAAAAAGCAAGAGAACACCAACGAAAATTAAAATTCGAAGAACTTAAAAAGCAATTAAAACTCAAGCTTAAAATGTCAAAGGTTGAGGTTTCTAAAATAGAAAAAGAATTGGAAGACGTTGGCAATAGAATTAAATCTAAATAATATGTGTTATGTTAGAGTCGAGGGAACTCCCAAACCGCAAAAAAGACACCGCACATCATCGGTAAACGGGTACATTAGAAATTATGACCCCTCATCAAAGGATAAGAGTATTTTTGAAAAGAAACTTACTCGTAATAATCCGAAGTTACTCACTGGAGCGATTTCCCTCACTCTGACATTCTTTATGCCTAGACCTAAAAATCACTACAGAACTGGAAAATATCAAAATAAGCTAAAGAAGAACTCCCCAGTTTATCATTTGAAAAAACCAGACATAGATAATTTAATTAAGTTCGTACTCGATTGTGGAAACAGCATTTTATGGAAAGATGATTCTCAGATATTCCAAATTGAGGCACTTAAAAAGTATTGTAAATATCCAAGAACAGAAATAGAATATTGGGAGATACCATATGAAAATACAAAAAAAGGACTTGAAGGCTCTATCAGTAGTCAACACAGAGATACTGACTTATAATGAGAACTGGAAAGATAAGTATATAAATCCAGAGTTACTATCTAAGGATTGGAAACTATCAGTAGATGAGTATACAACCAATGGAGTTGGAAGGGAGATTTTTGTGTTCCCTTGTTTTTCTCAACAATATTGCAAGGAAATCATTGAGCTTGCAGAGGGATTGGAGCAGTGGTCTTGCGCAAGGCATCAAAATTATCCAACTTATGACATAGAACTAGAGTGGGTTGGGGCGGAAAATGCTTATCTTCATTTTTTATCTGAATATATTTATCCTCTTGCTATGTATGCCTTTGGAATGGGGGAGTGGGAAGAGGAGACGGCTACAATAGTTAGAGAATATAAAAACAATCCAGCAACACTGATAGCAGAGACTTTTCTTGTTAAATATGATGCAAAAAAGGTATCAAAAAAAGAAAACCACGAAGAGTATGGGGACTGCAAAATGTCCTTTCTACCAACGCATATTGATGACAGCGTTGTTAGTATGCTTATTCCCATAAATGATAATTATATGGGCGGAGGGACAAAGTTCCCAAAACAGAACGCAACATTGAGACCCCCAGCTGGTAGTTGCATTTTGTTTCCCGGGGGCATAACACATCCTCACGGAGCAAAGCTTGTGACAAAGGGTACTAGATATGTTATTGCCTCGTTTATTAATATTGTAAATCAAAATGGAGACGGCTTTGATTGGACTGGTAAGTTGTTAGCTAAAAACTCAAGGGAGGCTGAGACAAAAGCATATGACAGAAAGTGAGCAAAGGATTAGAGATTATTTTATTAAAAAATATGGAGAGCCTATGAATAGTTCTATATCTGGTTATAAAAAAAATGAAATGAAACACAGCAAATGTGAAATGTGTCACGAGGGCATTATGTACAAAGAGTCTTTTAGATATGTTCCACTATTAAAAAAATTAGTAAACTATGATGAATTATGGATATGTAAGGATTGCGCGAAAAGAGAACACGGGAGCAAAAACAAATATAAATGGAAAGACCTATATAGCAACCTCAAGAAAGGAGTTGGATAATGGGAATAAGCAATTATGGAGGAGCATTAAAACTAAGAGACATAAACAAGCCGGTATTAACACCGCTTGAAAAATACAAACCATATTGGTGTCCTAACAGCCATAGAGAGTGGACTGAAACGTGCGCCTCTTGTCAGACACTTTATGGACAACAAAGGAGAGACTATGACGAATAAAAAGAAAAAAGAAAGAAAAATAGAATCTATTGAGCCTTATAGCGGTCAGTGGTTGGTTTCTTGGAAAGAGATGCAAAAAGACTCTGAAGACCCACTACCTATGAGACCATTTCCAGATAGAGACTTAGCTGAGGCATACATTGTTGGCTGTGCTGATGTTATCCAAATAATGAGTAAAAAGAATATCAACTTTAATAAGATTATTGAAGACTTTGAGATAACTTGTGTGGAGGCATAATGAGCGGTCAACTTAAAAGAGGCTGGGGTATAACCCAAGCAAAATATTGCCCTAAAATAAAAAAAGTATGGCAACAAAAAAGAAATGGTTCGATTGTGGTGTATATAGATATGCCGTCATATGGTCTTGAAAGAAAGGAAATGCCAATTGGACTTAAAAAAAGAAACTAAAGAATATTTAAAATTTATTAGAAAGCACCCTTGTATGGTGTGTGGTGAGAGTAATGTCGATTGTGACCACCTCCAAATAAGGGGTATGGGCGGTAAGGGTCGGAAGGGAACGCACTCGGGAACTATAGTAGATTTCAGTTGCGTCCCTCTTTGCCGTCTTCATCATACAGAGAGACATTCTTATGGTATCCGAAGATTTAATAAAGAATATAATACAGATTTATGGAAGGAGGCATTTATGCTCTTAAGGAGTTGGTATGTCGAATGAAATAAAAAGCAAATCGTTTAGGGGAATTGTTAACCCCGAAACACGTGTTTTAAAAATTATAAATAAAAAAGATTTTGATAAGTTCCTCGAATCTCTTGAAGGCGAGATAGAAATACACGTCTCAGAGGTTAATTCCCGAACACACTGGCAGAATAACTATTACTGGAAAGTCGTAATAGGCACTTTAATAGGGACAAATTCTCTTGGTGGTCACACAAAAGATGAAATGCATAAATTGCTGAAGAACCACTTTAAAGTGGAGTCAACCACAAAGCTCAATGTTTATGAATTTCAAGACTATATAGATAGAATAATAAGGTGGGCATCAATTGATTTCAGTATTATAATCCCCGAACCCGAAGACCAAGAGGACTCGTAAGTCCCCCGTAAGTTATTTTCTATCCTTAAGTTTTTTCGCCAATGCAATACCAGCAACACCACCAGCTGCTTTAGCTACCTTTTTTCCCACTGCTCCCCAACCTATTGCTTTAGTTAAACCTTTTCTTCCTAATCTAGTTACACCACCCAGTATTTTTAACATACTATCTCCTTCTTATTCTTGTTGTTGTTGTCTTTCTAACCACTTTATATTTTTTTCTATTAAGAGCGCTCTTTTTTTTCTGTAGTTTTTGTACCGACTTTGTCTTCCTATTTATTCTTCTTGAAAGTCTTTTTACCGCTCCTTTTGTTCCAAATCTTTTGGGCTTTCTTTTCCTTACCAAGCCCTTTTTTTCTTGTCTTTTTGTTCGAGCCATAATTGTATCTGATTGATTTGCTCTTTTAGTATAACGACCAACATTCTTGCCTTTTTTTGCCCTCTCAAGCCTCGAAGATATTGTAGATATTCTTTTGGTTTTTCGGGCAATCTTTTTGTCAATTCGCTTAGCCCTCTTTGTGTCTTTTTTGTAAGACTTAACCGCTTTTTTATTAACTCTTCCCTTTGGATATGTTATTCTTGTTCCCATATTTTTCCTTTACCAGTTTATGTTTCTTCTTTTTCGTCCCTTATTAAATCCACCTTGATGTTGTTCTGGGTTTACCCTATTTTGAGTACCCCTTTTTTCTTTCATTTTTTGTTCTCTAATCCTCTTGTTTCTAACCGCTCTGCTATCCTTTGATTTTTGGTAATCTTCAGCTTGTTCTTTCGTATGACCCGGACCTCCCATTATTTTCCTAACAAACTGCCACCAAGTCCTTTTTTCATCTGTGTCTAGCGCATAATAATCATCCCAACCAGCTTGAGTCATAAGATTTCTAATAACATTAATTTCATCGTGGTCTTTTCCAAGAAATCCCTCTGCTATATTTATAGCATAATCAAGTCCAACCATTTGTTTCCTACTTAAAGACGAAACTGTCCTTCCAGCATTCCTTATTACTCTAATATAACCCTTGTCTCTCTCCTCTAATGTAATATCTCCGCGTTGTGCCTCCCCAGTAAGGGCGAATATATCAGTAAGTATATTACTCGCGTCTCCAGCTAAATCTATAACTTGACCCAATAAACCACCATAACTAACCGTTAAGTTGCTAACCCTATATCCCCAGCCATATTTTTTCCTATATCCAAACATACGATTAAGAGTCTCTTCAATGAGCATCATAGCGGTTAAGCGCACTGCAACTCCCCTTAAGCCAGCAGTAAATTTATTCCAATCCCCAGAACTTTCGTCATATTTATGCCTTCCTCCTAAGTTTGTGGTAATAGGTAGACCGTGGTATAGGGTTTGAAAATCTTGCACAAATTGCCCTAAAAATCGCAGTGGGTAATTTTGGGCAAACATAGGTAAACGTCCTATTGGGCTATGTTCAAGTAGAGACCTTTCCATTCTTTGATATCTAAATTGTGATTTTTCCGCAGCAACATAATCGGCGATTTGCAACGCAACATATTTCATATTTCCAGCATCTATTTCGTGTAACAATCTGTTTTGCATACTTAAATCAAGACCGTCAAAGGATATTCTGCCCCTTATATCTGGAAAAGAAACCTCTCCAGCCTTATATGACTTTAACATAGGCAACACTCTATTGTAAGTTTCATTAAAATCTACCCACCTACTTGATAAATCGACCAACCCATAAATTCCCTTAAACTTGTCTAGTGCTTCTTTGGCTCCGGGAATACTGTCTATCCAACCAGACGCACCAACTCTTAAATACTCGTCCATAAGAGCTGATTGACTGCTCGTATTAGACATAAAGAATTGCTGAACATCTTTATCTGCGTTAAGAAAAGTAGAGCTTTTCCTAATGTTTAAAGCTCCTCTCCCAAATGACTCTTTTATTATATTTTGAAGAGCAGAGGGCATATCTTGTATATTCACAGAGGTTAAACCCATAAGTACTTGCATTTTATTTCTTCCCCATTTTGTAGGGTTAGATAGAGTTGCAGCCATAAGCTTTCCAACAAACTTGCTTACTCCAGATTCAAATAAATCTGATGGATTAACTGTTAAGTCATTGTGCATTACATTATATAAATCTTCTCTCATAGCCTCTGGGATTAAGCGATGATTAACCATTTTCATAAAATCGTAAACAATATCATCTATAAATAAAATGTTACTATCAGAATTTAATTTTCTTGTAAGATTCGATAAGGCATTGCCACCCCTTTCTCGCACGGCATCTCTGTCTTGTGCTTGTAATATTCCTTTGCTTAGACCCATATGGGAATTGGAATTCATTTCTTGTTTTTTTATGTCTGCGAGTTGAGGGGTGTAATTTTCCTTTATAAATCCTTCAACACTTGTGATTGCGTTTATAAGTCCCTTAAAATCTCCACTATCATAATACTCATCTAGCATCTCTAAATCTGCTTTTTCTACTCCGGGAATGTGAGTAGCATCGCTATTTCTGTATTGCTGGTATCTGTTAATTGCAATATCTCTTTGGTAGATTGGATTTTCATATATTTCACTCAAAGCATTGTTAATCTTGTGTGCATCTTCACTTAAATCACTATATTCCAATTCGCCATTTCTATAGTTTTGTATTTGTTGCCCCACAGCCTCGTGAACATCTCTTATGTCGTTAAAGCCTAACTCTCTTAAAACCTTATTCATAGGTTCCATTAATTCTTCTCTATATAAGTCTCTTCTGCCCTTTGCATCTCTATAGTCAATCCAAGTCTGATAAACTGGGAGAACTGGAACCATTCTCTCATATTTATCAAAAGCTCCCGAAGTTCTATTTATTAAATATCCCCATCTTGAAACCTTTTGCCTTAACGAAGGATTCATACCTTTCAATGGCAAGTGCTTTGGTGCTATCTTAACATTTTTATCTAATATTTTTTGTAAATCTGGGTCTTTTACCTTATTTCTTCTAAAGTCACGAATTTTCCTTTGTTGACCAACTGTTATATGCTCTTTTAATGTCTTCTTGTCTGCTCTTCTGAAATCAAGACCTCTTTTCATTCTTTTTGCAATAACCTTATCATTTAACATATCAAAAGCTCTTTGTCTAGTCTGGAAAGACGATAAAGCCATTTGATAGTATAGCATCATAGTCTCTGCTAGTGGATTGCCTTTTTGAGCTTCAGCAAATAATTGCTTTAGATTAGTAATTTGCTTTTTAGATGCGTCCACCATAGGAACTTGTTTAAAGAAAAACTTTTGAATATCTTTTAAGTCTTGATGAGTAGCTCTAGCTTCGTGCTGAACATATTTTCCGCCACCAGCGTGTATTTTCTCTCCAAGTAAATACCTTTCTGCTATTTTTATTCTAGCAAGAGCCTTTCTATTATCAACCCTTCTTTGTTCTGGCTTACTCCTAAGCCCTTTCATATGTTCACTAAAAGAAATTTTATTCCCCTTTGAATCTACCATCTCTATACTCAACCCTAGTTTAGGATTTTTAATATAATCGATAACAGCATCTTCTGTTTTTCTATATATAGGATTCTTTCTTAAGCTTTCTCTATTCTTATTAAACCAGTTTTTCATTTGCGCCCAAACTCTTTTAAACCAATCTTTGGTTTTTTTGCCAAAGCTTTTTGGGTCACTCTCAAATTTCTTATATTGTTCTTTAAAGTTTTTAGCTGTTATACCAATCTTTTCACCAGCCGATTTAACATATTTTGGAAGGTCATTATATACAAAATGCCCAGCATCCACAAGACCCCTTCTTAGTAATCGCATATTTTGTGGTGTAAAACCTAACATACCAGCCTCAATACTATTAAAGTCTGACGCGAGGTCTTTATTCTTAAGACCTCCCGCCGACTTATCTTTTAGGCTCTTCTCTGAGGCTAATTTTAATGGTCCTTTACCACTTTCTAGAATAGCTTGCTTTTCATTTTTATTTAGGTCTTCGAATTTTTTTCTTTGAATAGCTTTAACGCTGCTTTTACCAGAGATTCCGGGCTGTTTTCTTCCCAAAATTCCTTCGATTCTCTTATCATTGAATCCTCGTTCTTTTGCAAGTTTGATGAATTCTTGTTTGTAGTCTGTTTCATTTATACTCTCTCCTTTTATTCCATATTTACCATATAATCTTTTTTGTGGGAACCATATTTTAGCTTGTGCATCTGCTACTGTAGGCTCTCCACTTAACTTAACAACCCTCTCCATTATACTTCTATATCTATTTCTCTCTCCACCACCTCCCGGAGCTTCTTTAGGAGCGTTAATATGTTCATTTAAGTTTTTAGCTCTTTTATTTAAAATTGTATCCTTTTTAAAACCACCCCTTTCATAAACCCTATGAACTTCTTTTGCTATATCTATCATAGCGGCATCATCTTTTAAAACATCTCTAGTAATTCCATATTTTTCTCTAGCAGACTTATTACTTCTTATTGCATTCTTAAAGTTTTTTAATTGTTTTGTGTAGTCTCTTCCGAAATCCTTTCCTTTCCCAGCTTCGGGCAATAAATCACCGGTAATTCTTCTCATATTTCTAATGAAATGTAAGTCCATCGTCAATGGTTTCCCGTTGCCTTGGATATTTTGGAAGAAGGCACCACCTACTTTTGGTCCAAATATAGAGCTACCCATAACCTTTGTATCTAATGTTTCACCACTTATAGCCTTAATACCAGCATCTCTTAATTGTCTTACTGTAAATTCTGTATTTAAAAATCTGTGTAGTCTTTCCTCACCCCAAATTTCTGAAAGTTTATTATAAGTTTTAAAAGACTTTCTCATTGCTGGCATCTCCTTACCAGCTCCCATAGCTTGTTTTTCAGCTTTACTTAAGTTCTTTCCAAAGTTCTCATCGAATTTGCCATTTTTTAAATAATACTCATATTGTTGCATAGCTATTTTACTATTAGAGGGAACTCCTTGACCATTACTTGTTATAGCAAGAACTGCATTGAAAGCAGTCTCTTTTGTAGGGTTATTTTTCATTTGTGGATAAATTTCTCTAGCTATTTTTAATGCACTTTGCATTTTTTCGCTATACCAACCATCTGCATTCCACTCTCTTTGATTCTCTCTTGCTATCTCACTTGCTATTACTTGCGCTACAATTTCATTAGACTCTGGAGTATCTTGTCTTAAGTCTATTCCAAGCTCTTTTTGTATTTTTAAAGATTTTTGAGTAAGATATTTTGATAAGTCGGAAACATTCTTAAACTGAGGGACTGGCTCTTTTGCATCAAAAACATCTTTTGAGGACAACTTATCAGCAATAATTTTCTTCTGCTTTGCGGGGATTGCTCCAGCTTTTTTAATAACCGGCTTAGCAAGACTTTGCATCGCTTTAATCTTTTGGGCTGGTGTTAAAGGCTTTCCTTTTGCATCTACTTCTTCTATTGAGGCACCTATCTTAGGGTTTTTAAGATATTCCTTGATATATCCTTTAGCTTTTCCATAGAAATTTTTGAGATTGTTCCACACTTTATTAAAGAACTTTCCAGCGCTAGATTTAGTTTCTCCAGACCAGTTGCTAAAGCGTTCTTTAAAATTATTAGCATTAACGCCAATTTTTCCACCAAGTTTTTGCAAATGTTTCGGCAAATCATTATAAACATATCTTCCTCCTCCTATTAATACATCGGCTGCATTTTTTATATTTTGTGGTGTAATAGGACCAGAGCCAACCTCAAATCCTTTTCCAACTGCTTTCACAGCTAAATCTGTTTCGAAATCTCTTAATTGTTCCTTAGTTAATTCATCTACGCTATCAACTCCGTATTTATCGTTTAAATCTTGTTCTAGATTTTTACTTAACTTCCAATCTTTTCCATATTCTCTTTCTATAACAGCTTCATCTATTCTTTGTGATAAAGTTTTAGGAGCTTCCTTTTTAGAAACTTTCGTTTCTTCAGCTAAACCTTTAGCCATAATTCTTTCATTTTCTTTTTTAGCTATAAATTTGGCTTCAGAAAATGCTCTGTCTTTAGCATTCAAATATAAATCTTTTTCTTTTTTAGTTAAAGGTCTTACTTTACTAAAACCAACTTCCTTGCCACCTACCATCGCTACATATCCTTGTCTCTTCTCATCCCAAGTAGAACTTGTTGGTTGGTCATATTTTTGTTCTATTTCTCTTTTTTTATCTTCCAGTTCTGATAATTTATCAATTAACTTTTGAGCTTTAGGAGTTAGGTCTCCTAAGAATTCGTCTCTAATTTCATCAGTTGACATACTCTCAATAGATTCTTTTACATCTGCAATCTGTTTATCTATCGTAGATAATTCAGTAGGAGCTTTCTTTTTAACTTTCGTCTTTGGAACTGCTACAACACCAGAGGGTTGAACTTTCGGTGCTGGTTTTGGAGTTTCTTTTGGAGCTAAATCAAAATTCCCTTTGTCGTCTATTTTTGTTCCGGCAGGTAATTCAATAGTTTTGCCTCCAGAAATAATTTGTCTTGTTTTGTCTCTTAACTCTATACCAGCTTTTTCACTTTTAACTGGAATATTATCAATATTCTCTCCACGTGGTCCTAATAACTTAACATTATGGTAATTATTTGAAGCAGATGGTGGCTCATATTTAACATTAAATACTTTCATTATACTCTTAGGTCTGAAACCCATACCAAATAAAAGACCATCAGCCATTGTAATTGAAAAATCTCCATTTAAAACCTCAGTCCAAAAATTTACATCTTTCCCAGCCTTAAGCATAGCATCAGCAAGTGCCCTATCGCTTCCTTGTATTTTATCATATTTATCTGGGTGAATTTTCTTAAGTATATCTTTTATGATTTCTCTTTCTTTTTTATTCCATTTAATCTTATATTTATCTTTTTTGAAGGCAAAATCTTCTATATTTTTAAAACCATTGGTTACCATACCAATTCCTTTTAAACCAGCTATGGTTGCTAACGCGTGGGCATATTCTCCATTACTAGGCATATTTAAACCCTTCCATTCCCCAGTTCTTATTAGTTCACCAAGACTGGCATCAGACATTACAAATCCTAAAGTTTCAGTACCAAGCCCAGATGCAGATGCTCCAACTCCTTCAAATAGTTTATATCCCGCACTACTCATATTCATTCCAGTTTTTTGACCTAAGTATGCAACAGCAGTGCCAAACAATCTACTACCAAAGGCACCAGCCGCTGGTAGTAATGAGCCTACTGCTGCTCCAGAACCATAAGCTTTTAATGCTTCTCCAAATTTAACATTATACACTCCGTCTTCAGCCATTTGATTCGCCAAACTATGAACACCAAAAAAAACACCTAATTGATTAGCCGATATTGCAACTTTAGTACCTTGTTTAGATAATGTTTTGCTTAATTCTATAGCGGCAGCTTTAGTTGCTTTATTTATACCGCCTTGTATTCCCTTTCCAGCAATAGATGATGCTGAAGTATAAGGTACTCTACCACCGGTCATTCTCGATATAAACGCTGCTGCGCTTTCTTTTGTCTTAACAAGCCATTCCGCTGTTTTAACAACAAGTGGTCTAGGTAAGATTTTACCAGCATCAATAGCCTTACTTAAATTAAAGCCTTTCTTTGATAAATCTAGACCTTTAGGAACCTTACTTACAGCTCTAGTTATACCGTTATTCATCAATCCAAGTGGACCTCTTAAAGCATACATATCAGCAACTATTCCTAATGTTGCCCCAATACCTCTATGCCAATCAGTAACTCCTTCCCCGGGATTAACATCCCATATACTCATAGCTCCAGCTGACCTATCCCATTCCCCAGTTTTTTCATTGTATTTACCAGTCAGACTATTTTGATGGTCGTAAAATGCCCATTTAACTTGATTATTTGAATGATTATGATTGTTGGTAAATATACTTGAAAGCATTTTTCCAATACCAAACTGCTCTTGACTCCAGTATCCAGCATCAAGATGACCTATTACTTCTGGAATAGCATCAACCCACGATATTCCACTTTTATTCCTATCTATTGTCTCCCCTTTTGAATTAATATTATCCATTCTCATACTAGAACGAGGAATATTATAACCATCTCTTTCAAGCAAAGACCTTGCCTCTAAAGTGGAAATTTCTCCATTAGCCCTTTTCTGATTTAAAGCCTTTATAAATTCCATATTAAATTCATCGTGATAAGATTGAAGTCTTAATTTTCCTCTTTTCCTTTCAACGTCATCACCGGGGTCAAAAAGATTACCTATACCATTAACCGTTCTTTCAATAAACGATGTCTCCATTGCCTCATCAATAGCAAGACTTGTTTCTAGCATCTTATCTGGCGAATCAACATTTACTTTAGGGTATGCACTTAATAAATTTTCATTATAAGCTATAAGCTCTTCTACTGATGAAGTATCTTTTGGAGACATAGGACCACTAGTAGGAATGAATCTATCTGTACCGGGAACTTGAACTAAACTTGAGGCAGAACTTATTCTAAATCTATCATCTGTATTTGTTATCCAAGGGTCTGGCTCAAAGCCCTCTTTATTAGTTAAATTTATACCATATTTATGAGAATTAATAGCTCCGGGTAGCCAGCTATACTTATTCCTTAAAGAATAGTCTGAATCATACATAGAATGTATATCAAAAGATTGGAGCTTTTTTTCTATTTCTTCATCATTGAAACCGCCAAAGTTTTTCAATTGCGCTTTATAGTCTTCCCTAGCTTCTCCGCTTATAATTTGTTCTGGACTATATACTCTTTCAATTCCAGTCGTATAAATATCATCCCTTCCTCCAGTTCTTCTTGCATCTCTTGATATTTCATCATCCTTGGCAAAACTTAGATATCCAGCCCCAGTACCAACTGACTCCCCATAATCACTTTCGACAAAACCAGCTTCAGATAATTTCTTTCTATTAACAACAGCCCATTGGTCTGATGTATAATTATTTACTGGGTTAACTAAAACACCATTTTCATCTCTCTTAGCATCAATTCTTGCTTCCATTTCCGTAATTTTATGGTTTGGCAACTTTTTAAGCCACGCATCATTATGAATGATATTAGTAGAACCATCGGGCATAGTCATCTCTACATAGTCTGGTGTTTCATAATCTTTATTCCATAAGTTCGTAAATGTAGATATATTGCCTTGACCTGCCTCTGCGCTAACTTGCTCCCAACTTAGCGTGTTTCTAAAATCATCACTATCCATATCCCCTACTTGATTGACATACCATTTAAGTTCTTGAGTCTCTGGGTCATATCCAAAATCTCTAACAGTATCAAATTCATCAAAGTATTTTGGGTCTTTTATTTCTGGATTCCAATCACCTATACTTTCATTATATACTTTCTGAACATCTTCGAATGGGAGGGTTCCATTTAATATACCATTTCTTGTAGTCTCTTCTAAATGGTCAGCTCTTGCACTATTAACATACTCTTTAAATAGCTTTACATTCTTTTCATCTCTAGCTTTAGTGAATTGTTGGCTTAAGGGTTGCTTATCTTCTTGTTCGAATCGATTTATTTCGTCTTGAATAGCCCTATCCGACTCGGCTTTTTGACGCATCTTTTCCGCTCTTGCCTTATTTAGAACTTTTTGAGCAATACTCGTTTCTTCTAGCTTAGCTTCTTGTTCTCTTCTTTGCTTTTCTTTTTGATGCTCGAGTTTTGCTGCTTCTTGATACTCTTGTAGTAAACTCATATATTATCCTAATTGACAGTAAAGTAATAATATTGTTTTGATTTTATAAATTTATCGTCATCTCCAAATTCCCAACTTGGATGGTCTGGTGAATCCTCGTAAATCTGGATTTGTTTTCTGTGGAAATCTGCCAAACCACTACCTTCTACTTCGCTAGTCCAGCCTTTTACTCTTTTTCCCTTGCCGCCTAGAATTGGGTCAGTTTCCCCTTTTGCGTGTTGGATTTCAACGTGTGGTCTTTTCTTTCCTTCAAAATGCTCTGGATATGCTGACCACATTATTTCAATAAACTCATTAAACCTATTTGCATTTTCCTTACTAATAGTTGATTTACCATCCCACATATCTTCTATAAACTGCATAGACCACTCAAATTCTTTTTTAAGTTTAAATGCCCATTTTTGCCCTTCAGCCCCTTCAAACCAAGCGGTATGAGCTTTAATATCAGCTGCTTTAGATATATCATCAATTTCACCATCCCCATCAAAGTCTCCACCCATTTTTAAATCTTGCCAAACGGGAACTCTTTGCTCTTTTCTGAATCTTTCATAGAAATCTTTAGTAAATCCTATATCAGCAAAAGACACAGCTTCTACGTCTTCTGGAACTCTGCCGTCCGGTAACTCTTCGCCTTTTGTGAAAACTAGCATTTCTTCGTCAAAATTAGCATCATCAATATCATATAAATAATGAGTATACCCCCAAGCATTTGCTGTGTCAAGTATCTCATTGTTTTTCTTATTCATTGCTTTTCTAATATCTGTTGGTACCCATTTATCAATATCCATACCAGACTGTATTGGATTCTCCACCCAATGTTCATTTGGTAGCCCATTTTTTGGTCCCGTTCCATATTCATCGTCATAATCTCGCATTTGGGCTTTAGTACTATGCCAATAGTCCATATCATTACTTAGATTAGTATCAAAGTATAGTTTTTTATCGTTAATATCATCAAATTTCTTGCCGTACATTTTGCCCCTAGAGGCAAGATATGCTTCTATTTCATCGTTCTTAACAGTATTACCACTATCAACCATTCTTCCAACATCTTCTATAATATCTAACTCTGATTTCATTCTTGTTGTTGCATTAAACTTATTCCAGAAACCTTCTTCAATACCTCTTGGGTCCCATTCTATACCCAATTCCTTATTCTCTTGTTCCCATAATTTCATTGTGCCTTTAAGTGCAGCTTCTAATTCTAGTTCAGAAACGCCTCCTATATCATCGACATCCCAATTAGTGACCTTTTTACCATCATCGTCAAGATAATAACCTCCGATATTCCTCTCTCTTTTAAATAGTTGCTCACCTATTCTAGTGTTATTAAGTATATGATTAGTTTCTTTTAATGCTTCTATATCTCTATAAACTGCTCCAGAAATATCTGTTGCTAAATTATTTAAATGCTCTAAATTAGAATGGTCATTATCAGTTATTATTTTAGTAATATTAATTGGATTAGATTCATTTTCTGGTTTTCTATTAAGGAGAAGTCTACCCTCAACTTTACCTACGTTCTCCCAAGCTGTGTTAAGTTTTTCTTGATTGTCATCATATATAGTTTTTAAGTCTTCGAATTTATCTTGTGCCGCTTCCAATTTATTTGCTTCATCAGTTGCTTTTTTCTCTATAGCAGCATCATATCGCGCCTCTTCATAATAAGAAGGGTCATTAAGACCTTTTAAATTGTTTATACTTCTTGCTACTCCAGACCAATCTATCCCTCTAGCCATTGTAATTACTCCATTCTCATCTAATTAAAAATCGTCTATATGTGTAAATGTATCAGTATCCACCGATAAGCCACCCATAGTTCCTTCTATACCATATTTCGTATCCATCGCATCCATAGTAGAATGAGGCTCTGTACCATCCTTTTCAAGTGGTGGTTTATATTTACTACTAGCGTGTTGGAAAGATGATTGAGTAGAAGAAATAACACCAAGAGCTTCCATTCTTAATCTGTCTAATCCAGTTAATTTATCATTTTGCAGTTTACTTACCTCATTTGCTAACTGTCTATCTAACGCAGCAGTATTTTGCGTAAAAGATTGAGCAGCCGTATCTTTAGATTGCTGCATTGCCATTCTTCCACCTTCTACATCGTGCTGTCTTGTAATATCTTTTGATGCTATTGCTTGCTGCGATGCTTCTAAGGTTTGTTTTAGTCCTAAATTTACTTTTGCCATAGTACTCTTAGCTTTACCAGCTAACATTTTTCTAGCTCTACCACCAGTACCAGCAATACCTCCCATACCTTGTTGTGTCATCATTGAAAATATATCGCCAGCTCCAGCAGCTCTTGCCTCTTGCGCATCTGCCATAGCTGCTTCTCTGGCATCTTCCATTTGTTCTTGTGTATTGCTGATAAAATCTTGATAAGAACGCATACCTTGACCTTCTGATAATCTCTGCTTATCATCAGATTGTTGTTGAGTAAGTCTTAAATTTTCATCTGCATCTTTCTTTTGAGACGCTATATCTTGGGTTACCCTCTTAATTTGTTGGTCTGAATAACTCCTTGAAGGGTCAGCCATTTTATCATATTGGCTGTATAAGGCTAGCATAGACCTATCAGCAGTATCTTTAAGCTTAGCATCAAACTTTTTCATTTTCTTTTTTTGACCCATTTTATATCCTTTTCTCCATAAGGTAACAATTTAATTTAAATCCATAATTTTTTATCCAAAAATCGGGATGTATTTCTGTTTCCATCCTTATAGTATTTACCCCATTAACTCTTAAAAAATCCATAAATGCATCCCAAGCATCTTTAGCTGACCAAACAGAATCGTCAGCCCTATAATAAACATATACATAACATATAGACTTTTGAATTTCAAATATTAGGAACCCAAACTTAAATGTGATGCAATGCATATTTTCATCTTTAAGCAAAGACTCTATAGACACAGAAGATTTAACTTTATTTTGATAATCCTCAATATGCTCAACTGTCAAGCAATCTCTTGGATTTTCCATAAATTCTATGAATTTTTCAGTTAATTGCATTAAAACAAATCTGCTAAGCTCATAGACAAAATAGTTAAACCAGCTATAGCCCAACCAACTGGACCTAATGCAGCAGAACCAGACGCTATAGCACTAGCCGTAGTTCCGAATGTTCCGGCGCTACCAGCTGCACCAGCTATAGTAACTCCGGCAGATAATCCGCTAGAAGCAGTACTAGCTACTTGCGAAACAACATCTGCATCACTTTGTCCTTTTCCTCCAACATTTTCATATAAATCAACAGCTCCTTGAACACTACCAATCACACTAGAACCAAGTCCAAGATTCTGACTTACGTTTCCCAGTTTACCGGAAGTAGTTGCCCAATTCCCAGCTTTAGCTGCATTACCAGCTTTTGAAAGTAACTTACTACCGTGTTCTAATCCTTTTGATAAAGCTCCAGTAACATTAGTACCTACATTTAATGCATACGAGATATCTTCAACACCTTCAATTTCACTTTCCCCGTCTGATAAATGTTTGCTAACTCCATAAAATTCTAAAGCCCCACTTGAATCTAATCCTTTTCTTCCTTTATGCAATGCTTTCGAGACCGACTTACGAGCTGTTACCCTATCAGATTTTCCAGCTCGCCACTTATCTCGCCCCTCTCTCCACTTTTTTGCAAATTTGCTCTTAGCAAGTTTACCTTTGCCGATTCTTCCACCTCTGGGTTTGCCACCTTTTCCAGTTCCAGCTCCTACAATCTTTCCTATTTCTCCGGATGCGCTGAGTCCAGTATTAACCGGGTCTCCTTCTTCATTATTAGTGCCACCTCTTACACCAAAAGCATCTCCAACATCAATAACTTCTTCTGTGTTATCTTTTGACTCATCTTTAGATATATCTAATGCTTTAACTGGAGACTCGCCTTGACTATCAAGATTTTTAACATAATCTATTAATTCTTGAGAAACACTGCCTCCTTCATCTACATTTGGAGGAATTTCCTTAAGAATATGAATTCTAGCTCTTTTTATATCAAGAGGTGAAAACTTAGGTTTATTGTTTGGATTATTATTAGCTGCATCCATTATGATAATAAAGTTGTTTGAGTTTTTGTTAGCCCTAAATTTCTTTTCTTCTTATCTTTTTCAAGTAAATCTTTAAAACTATTATTGATAGCCATTTTAGCACCAGATTTGTCACTATCCGACAATCCAGTAAAAATTTCTTCTTTATTCTTACCTTTATTTTTTTCGTCTTCTAGCTTTCGTCTTTGTTCATCTTGCCACTCTTTAAGCTTTCTATCTGACTCCTTTTTCCTTAATCCGTATTTATAATCACCACTAGTAGCTAATAAAGAATGTGGACCAGCAACTGCTCCGTAGGTAATTTTGTCTTGTGTAAGACCCATTTCTCTATCTCTTCTGGTCTCAGAAGTTTTTCTAGATTTATCTAAGATTTCCTCAGAAACAGCGCCTTGTTCATATTCTGCATCAAGTCTTTCGCTTTCACCCGCTTCACTTACAGCGCCTTGCTCATATTCAAAATCTAAGGTTGATTGTGGAACAGATATTTTATTACCCATAGAATCTTCATCTACATATGCACTTGAAGGATATGGGTCTTCAGTTTGTACATCACTTTTTATATTCTCTAGTTGCTTAATAGCTGGTTGATTATTAGCTCTTACTTCATCTAAACTTAAATATGAGTCATCTCCGCTTTCATTTTCTAATGCTTTTATCTTAGGCGATACTCCAAACACTTTCTGAAGTACCTTTTCCTTGAATTTGCCAAGCTTTGACGATGGCTCATCTACATCCCAGTCTTTACCCTTAGAATCGGGAGCGGAAATATCAACTCCGTGCTTTATTTCCGTGTTCCTAATTTGCTTTTCTCTACGATTCGTAAGTAAATCTGCTGTAGTAAAATAAGCATCAGAGGCTGTAGTTAAACCGTCAATGATTGCTTGTTTCTTTTCTTGTTGTGTTTCGAACTTAGCTTTCATTGCCTCTAATTGCAATTTAAGCTCTTCAAGGTAATAACCGTGAACATATTCGTGAGTCATTGGAGCACTCATATAAATCTCCTATTTTTTCTTAGGCGATGGTTTGCTTTCTTCTTTTGCTTCTAAAGATTGTGCAAATTCAATAGCGCCAAGAACACGTTGATAAGTTTGTTCTAATGCTACTTTTTGTTTTTCTAAAGCTTCAATTTTTGCTTTTAAATCTTCTGCCATTTTTAATCTCCATTTTTATTTGTTTGATATGTAACATAATTTACGTATATTACCAGTTAAATAAAAAGCTTTTTTTTATAAAGCTGGCGTATACGGCGCTGGCTGCGTTCCAGTTGTCCTACATTTCGTATTATGATACCAGTTATTACTAATATCTTGAACCCATTCATCTACATCACTAGGATTGGATAGCCTAGTGGTCATAATAAACTTTCTACAACCAACTGTTGAGCATTTAGTAGCATCAGGGTGATTATAGTTTATTGATATTATATCTGTGCTAGTTAATGTTGAATTGTAAGGCATTTCATTATCCTCCGTTATTTACTGTTATGTCAGCATATGCTGTATAAATTTGGTCAGTCATCATAGTTCTTTGGTCAGTTGTTTGATAAATCCCCGCATCACTTGAGCCATCATAAACTACATCATAAGTATGAGCTCGTGTTCCGTGCCAAGTGTTTCCATCCGCCATTACTGGTTCGTCCGGATATCGATTATTTGTACTGCTATACGGATGGTAATTTTCAGTAGTATGAATTATCCTCCATTTTATAGAATTATTTGGCAATGTCTTTAGATACTCAGCAAAGTTATAGCACTTACTCGTGGTATCAGTATCCCACAATGGACCTAAAGTAGCTTGGAAGAACCACATAGATTCTCGGTCAGAGCTACCAGTAGCATTCCCAAAACCGTGGTTAGTCCTAATAAGGTCATATGGAGTCGAAGAAAGTGCTAGATTAACTTCGTGCTCATATGCATAGTCCCAAACAGCTTGTCCAGTTGTGTGCCATATTCTTAAAAATCTATCGCCTTCCAAATGACCAACTGCACCACCAGAGCCCGGTATTATTTCTAATCTCATCTGGCAAATCCTCCAACTTTGTTCTGGATGGTCTATTTTAATTCTAAAATCTATCTTAGCACCAATTCTTACATCGTTTATAGTATGCCAACCCCACTCATTGTCATTTATACCGAATTCAAACTCTTCTTTTTGATGCATAAGAGGAACATATTCACCATTCCAATCTTGTATTTGAGGTGTTACATTTGCTAGCTTATCTGCCCTCAGCACTCCATTTACAAATAAATTCGAACCATCATATGCAATACCACTTCCAGTTTCACCAGTAGAATTTACTGTTCCAACAGCAAATGAGTCTTTATCTATATACACACCAGCAGTTGTATTTGTTGCTGAATCTTTGCTGGCAGTTTGTATTTTAGCACCAGTTCCCAATGTTAAAACATCGCTTATTGTCGCTGCATTTGCGAATATAGATGTAGTATCTATATGGTTAGCGCTTATTTGCCCAGTTTGTATCATATCTCCATCTATAATTGTTTGACCATATTCCTCTGTTTCAATCTTTATCCAATCTACTAGAAAATCTGGCTGGTCATCTGGGTTATTTACATCTGCTCCTCCGTCTGCTCTAAATGCTATCCCAAAATAACCAACATCATCGTGGAATTTGCCGGGGAGAGTAGCATCATTGCATATACCATCTGCAACATCATTTTCAACACTTGTTTTTCCTCTCATATAATAAGTAATGATTTGCCAATTTTCATCAACATTAACACCAGATGCTCCAGTACCAGCCCAAGTAGGATAACTATCTGATGCCACTATTGCTCCACTTGAATCATCCCAGTTGGCATAAGCGCTGTTTAGATAATGGTAACCCATAAAGCCAAATCTAATATTCTGGTCAGATGTAGCAGTTCCTCCGTCTACTACTTTATATGCTTTTACTCTCATAGAGACTTTATATAAAATAAGAGGGTCAATTTTCACTCTTTGATTTCTCCAAGCATAATTGGTACCAATAGCAGTATTTTGTGCACTAGAACCACTTGTATCAAACAGTGCGTTATATGGTTGAGATGCACCATCCCACGTTTTACCAAATCTTAATGCCATACCGTTTTGAGCTTGAGCATCTGCTTTAAATATCGGAGTCACAACACCGGCAGTAGCAGAGTAATATTCAGATATAACTGTAGCTAGAGAGGAGTTGGAAAGTGATAAATTTAATGCCCCCGATGTAGCCATAGACCATTTTGTATGCCAAGGGTCTTCCCAATTAGATACATTAGTAAATACAGTACTACCATTTATTTCTATATGGTCACCACTTATGGTTACTCCAGATGAAGCTACGTTTATAGCAGATATTATAGAATCATTATCGGTTAATACTTGACCACTTGTTAATGTTATTGTATCGGCGGCAATAGCTAAACTAGAAGAATGATTAGAGTTACTACTTGAGCCGACATCGTAAGTTTGCTCAAAAGCAAATTTACTAGTCCCACTATGACCTAACTTAAATATCATTGTGCCTTCATCAGATAGGTTTTCTGTTATTTCCCACTTGTTGGTCCCGTCTATTGATATTCCGCATTTATAAGTACCTAAATTACCAATTTGCATAGCATTTTCCATAAATCTTATAGATGAAGATGACCCAGAAAGAGTCATACTATCCAACACAATCTCACCCCTAAAAAAAGCATTCCCATCACTTTTTATAGAAAAATTCTTAGATGCTATCTCTCCGGAGTTTAAATCAAATCTTGTTCCTAAAGTAATATAATTAGTATCTACTACTGTCTCATCTATATTATTAGATTTAATTATTCCGGTTGAAATATTATTTCCAGATATCTCTGTTCCGTAGGATGTTAATCCTCCAAATAATACTCCGTGAGTTTTGTTAAATGAAAATGAGACAAATGCTGCTGGAAGATTGGTATTTGGAGAGGTTTCATTTGGTTCTATATATCTATTGTGTTGTTCGTGACCATTACCTTCTCCCAACCCATATTGACCTACTAAAACATATGCAGTTTTTATATGGTCACCACTAGCAACTAATCCGGTATGAGCATACGGATTTGTAGCACCATACAATCTCATTGCAGCAACCAATCCCTCTGAGTCACTATCATCACTGCTTGCATCGACAAGAAGTTCTTGCCCAGTTAACATTATTACTAAATCTGTAGATACAATATTTGACCCATCTTCTAATTGAGTTTGTAAATTTAATATATCTGCAAGATTTTCCCTTCTTGTAAGTCCGTGAATAACATCATAAGTATCAAATAATTCTAAATGCCTAACATTTAAATCTTTATTAAGAACAAATAATAATAATCCGTGTGACTGAGAAGTTAATGGGTCTAGATTATCTAGGGTATTATATAGATAATTATCTAGATATGTTGTTTGTCCTATTGCTATCATTGTTTTGTTGTTCATTCCAGTACCACCGGGGGTAGAATAATTATGAGTTCCAATAGCGATACCGTTAACTATATCTATACCCTCTTCTGCATCGCCTAAATGAACATCTCCACGTATTTGTAAGCTTGGGTTAGTAGTAATACCATCACCGGGTTCCCATTTTAAACCAGCGCCATCTGTTCCAGATATTGGATTACCATATAATTCAAGCTTACCAGTGCTATCCATATATGTTCGCCACGTCAACTCTCCAGAATTATCGTCATATGTCGAGTATCCAAAGTGCGGATTATCAGATTGATTAATAAAATAAAATCCATCTTGTGTTGGAGTAGTATTTGTAAAAGACATCATAGTTGAAGCAGCATCTGCAGTTCCAACTGGCGAATTATTCATTAAAGTAACATCAAAGTCAAGACTATCTGATGCATAAAAAGTGTATCGTGTATCCCTATCTGGCTCAACAGCTATTTTTCTATCTCCCATAGCAATAAAACTACCGGGGGCAGATGCAAATGTTCCTATTTGTGCCCATTCATTACCATTATCACCATAGTCATTCGCCATTACAAATACTGTCAATTCGAATGGCACATTCGCAATATCATCAAAATCTGTTGAGTCTAATTCAAGAGTTACATATTCTTTGCCGTGATTTGGCACAGATAAATTATTTCTAGAATGTAGCAATATACCATTTGTACCTATATAAGCGTGTGAAACAGTGTTGGATAATGAGACAAAAGACTCTCCATCTTCTGGAAATGGAACCGGATAAATATTGAAATTATTCTCATTTGCACTATGACCACCAGCACCATCTCCGCCGTATAAGTTTACAGCGGTGATACTAGAATCAAAGCTAACTACATTAACTGCATCATCTAATTTTTTAACCCAGCACCATACAGAAAATACAGTGGTACCACAATATGCTTCATCGGCATCTACTGCTAAAGTTATTTTACTGTTAGGTTTATCGATACTTACTTGTACTTTTACTCCTTGAGTTTCTGTGACAGCAACTTCGCCACCCCAATTATTAACATTCCAAACAGCTTGTCCTCCTTGTACACCATCAGCACCGGTATGTCCAGATAATAATGCTCCTTGTGTCCATCCAGTATCTTCTGACCAAGCTGGGCTATCGTGATTTGAATTAACCCAAGTTGCTACACTATAAAATGTAAATTCTCCAATTGCCGGAGTTGTTGCTTGAAGACTCCATCCAGTTGGAGTATTATTCATAACTCCAGAACTATTTACCGTAGCTCCCGCACCGGGAGTTCCAGCTCCATTAGCAGCAGATGTATTAGCATTCTTATATATAGTGAATGTTTTATATTCATTGCCGTCATCCCCATCGCTTCCCGGGGGACCTTGCGGACCAACGAATTGTCCAGAATTCTCCCAAGAATCACCATCCCAAACAAATAAATGCCCAACATCTCCATTGTCTGCTAATTCTACTATATAAGCATCACCAGCTGTATTATTACTACTTGGCAAAGATGCTTCATCCGCAACAGTTCCTTGTATTTGAACCCCAACTCCGTCTGAACCATTTTGACCAGAGAATTGCACAATAACTCCAGATGGATTTATATTAGTAGTGCCAGATGAATCTACCGTATATTCAGCAGATGTTACATAAATTTGTTGACTTGCACTTGGAGCAGATGCTGAAAAAGCCCAAGATAAATCTATAGTTGGTGTTGCATATGTTCCACTGAATGTTGGAACCGTTGGACCAGCTCCATATTCTGCTGCTGTTAAATTTTTATAGGCATATACAGTTTTTAATCCGGGAGCTCCATCGCCACCATCTTGAAATATAATTTGAGGAGTTGACCAATCCCAATCAACGTCAGCAACTGTAATATCTGTAGTTCGGGCAACTCCACTAACTACATAACAAGGGTCACCATTAGTTGTTGGAATAGTATCAGTCCAACTATTATCTAAGTCAGTCAATTGACCAGTTTCGAAATTATAGTTTTGGGTTGTCGGTCTATCACCATCAACAAGAGCAACAGAACTCCTTCTATAAGCATTTACAAGCACAATGGTTTCACCATCTGTCCCAGCAGTACCAGTTTCTCCATCTAAAGACGCTATAGGATAAAATTGACCATCAACATTACTAGTACCTTGTTCTCCGTATGTATCTCCCACATCTTCAATAAGAAATGAAAAAATATCTCCGTGGTTATGACCACCAGCTCCTTGTTCTAAATTATAAGAACTATTAATTTTAAATCTATATGTTTCCCCAGTTCCTCCGTGAGTATAAGCCAAAACTGTCCCTATAGCACATTCGGTAGTGAAAAAATTATAATGGTCATATCCACTTTTATCAAATCTACTTATTATAATCTGATTTATATTCGCGTGCCAAGCAGTTATCCATTCGCCATAACTTGTACCGGTTACATAAGGATTTTGATTACTTAGTACATCTCGTTTAAAACCTATTTGACCATCTCCAGCACTACCTAAATCAAAATAGACTATATCATCGTGTTCGTATGTCCAACTCGCAGATAGTCCCTCAATTCCACTAAATTGCGCCGGAGTACTCCAAGCTCCAAATAATGTATAAGCATTAGTTCCTATATTACCTACAGTATTTTCTTGTACATAAACAGCTTGTGATATATATGTAAGCTGACCATCTCCCGGACTTGTAGGTATAGAACTCCACGTTTGTGGAACACCAGTCATTACTCCCTCGTTATTTATTGTAACAAGATTTGAATTTACATCGGCTGGTATAGATGCTGAATTTTTATATAAATAGTACACAGAGTAAACATTGCCCGGTTCACCTTCTGCTCCGGGAGTTCCGGGGTCACCTTGTGGTCCCGGGGGTCCAGTTATATTTCCAGCATTACCCCAGCTATTCCCATCCCAAATCCATAAGTCTCCAGTGTCTTGAACAATAAATGCATCTCCAATATCTCCACTATATGGTCCATTGGGATATCCTTCTAACTCTGTTGCAGTTGACGGCGATGGTCCTAAAATATTAACCGATGTTCCATCAGTTCCTTGGACACCACTCCATTGAGCAAATTCTGTTGGCTGAGTAATAGTTGTTGCTCCAGCACTATCTTGATTATATGTTGCAATTGCTGCATATATATTGTGGTCAACAACTAAGGTCGGTATTGTTAAACTCCAACCAGTAGGCGCAGCTGGAGATGCATAACTAGCAGAAAAATCATTTGGAACATCTTCACCGCTAGCTGCTGCTGATGTCATAAGTTTATATGCATAAACTAATTTAGGTCCGGGTAATCCATCTCCACCATCTTGCGTTAAAATACTTGGTGCTTCCCAAGTTAAAGATGTATCTGGAACAGTAATATCTGTTGTTGATGCTGGTGATGTTGTTACATAACAAGGGTTTCCATCTGCCGCTGGAATCGTAGTTGACCAATTCCCAATATTACTAATAGTATTGGTGCTAAAATTAAATTCTGAAGTATTCAAATCTGTTGTTACTGGTGCTGCGCTTCCTCTTTGATATAAAAATAACAATGCAATACTTGTTCCGGGGTCTCCATCACCTCCAACACCACCAGTAGCTCCTTGTGCTCCTTGCTCGGCATATTGAGTATTTACATTACAATCATTTCCAACACTAAGATTTCCACTACCAGCAATAAAATCAACACTATCAAATGTCAATCTACCGTCATATTGAGAGTTATAATTCGGATTGGCATCTAGAATTTCAAATCTTACAAAAGTATTACTACCTTCTTTGCTTATTTGAAATACTTGTCCTTCCGGCATTGACTCAAGATAATTCCTTATATCAACACCATTTTTATCTTTAATATTTATAAGAAAACTAGCATTGTCACCGGGCGAATTATTAGCTAAGTTAGAAACATCCCAACTTGTATTTCCTTGACCAAATGTAAATTCACCACCATCTAAATTTGTCAAACCACTCTCTGTATAATCAAATGGAAAATTAATACCAATAGCATCAGTGCCATCTGCCCCATCTGATGCGCTAAATTCAATAGGGGCAGTACCAGTACCTCCAGTGCTACCTACTTCATATAAAAATTGAGAAACCCAGATAATGTCGCCAGCACTTGTAGATACATTACCTAAATCATCATTCCAGCCGCCAGCACTACTAACATCAGGACTTGAGTAAGACCCAACAAACGAAGGTGTGCTTGGCTGTGTTTCTGGTGGACTACCATTGTATGCATAATAAATAAATGGACCAGAATCACCAGTCCCACCAGTTCCTCCATCTGCTCCAGTAGCTCCAGTATATCCAGATAATTGAGAAGGGTATGTCCAATCTTCATCTATTGAAAAATTCCCAGCGCCTTCTGTCTGCTTCCAAGTAGATGTACTAAAAAATGTAAAATCACCAGCGGCTGGTGTTGCTGGTGTTAAACTCCAACCATTAGGAGCTGGGTTCATATCGCCATTTGAATCTACATTTACTGCTGCGTTACTTGGTGTGCCGTTGGTAGCACCCACAGTAGCTGCATTTTTATATACTGTGAAAGATTTATATATATCAGCTGATGTACCAGTGCCCCCAGTATCTCCTTGTGCTGCTAATAAATCCCAATAAGTTGTTTGTGTCTCCGGGTTTTTATTTGTATTTGCTGGGGAATCTTTTATTGATACATATGAATTACTATTGTAAAATACCGCATCATTAATTGAATATGTAGTTGCGGGATTCCAAGTTCCAAGCCAATCAACTGGAGAATTACCAGAAGACATAATTAAATCACCTCTTAATGTAACTGTGCCCTCAGAACCATCATAATGCAAATAAGAACCATTGCCAACTTCTGTTCCAACCAAGAAATCGAAATTGCCACCTCCATCTGAACCCATTCTTATACCAACACCAGAGCCGGTTAATGTATCAAAGTCCGTGAATGTTCCGATATTTATAATTTGATTTTGTGCCTCTATGGATATATTGCTATTAGATATTTCATTAGATGATATTGCCCAACCATTTGTTGAATCACCTATATATCCTTCTTCTGCGTGTATTTTTCCTTTTAAATAAACATCTTCTGCCCACAAACCATATGTATTAGCGGGTATACTTACACCAGCATAACTAATACCTTCAAGATTTCCGAGTCTTGCTTTTAACTTATTATTACTAGTCCAGTCTCCGATTGTATCAACATCATTCCAAATATCTAAGAATGGAGCGCCACTATCTACTGAAGATAAATATAATCCCCCTCGTCTTGCAGCATCCCCAGTACTACCAATTCTTACAGCAGTTCTATTAACTAAGCTAAATGACCAAGTTCCAGTTATATCTGTTCCAGTGTTATCATAAACAGTTGCTTTAAATTGATTCGCATCTGCTACATCATCGTCTGTTACTATTAAATAATATTTATTATCTGTTCCATCGAAATCTTTCCATTCAAGAAGTAATATATCATCATCAGAAAATGGATGTGCATCTGTTGCATCATCTGATGTTATTGTAAATATTCCAAAATTATTATTTCCATCTTGAGCTTGTACTGCTATTTTTGCTGCATCTGATACTATTAAACTACCATTAGTTGCTCTTATTTGATTTATAAGTAATTCGTGAACATTCATTGCCCCACGTACCATTAAATCTTCAATCTCTAATCTATATTTATCGCTACCTAAGTTAGTAACTTCCCATCCAGACCCACCAGTAAAACCAGATGTAAATGTAACACTTCCAAGTGGAAGGTTGTCTAAAGTTTGAGCCCCAGCAACAGAACCAAATGTAATCTTTCCAGCAGAATTATAAAAGAATGCAGTTGTACCTCCACCGCTAGTACTTTTTAATTCAACCGTAGGAACACTTGCTTCAATTGACAGTTTACCATTTCCGGCATTTGTACCTATCCCTACTGCATTAAACTCTACATTATCACTTGTGCTTAAATTTTGCCCAGTATTATATTCAAGATGCGCATCTTTGATTGAATTAGCGCCTACTTTAAACTTGTATGCAGCATTTCCTTGTGCTGAACCACCTACGTACTCTATTGAACCATCATCTGCATCACTACCAGTAACTAATGGATAAACCTCATTATTGGTTGCACCACCATCTGTACTGATTGTATCAACTACTATTGCTCCGCCACCAATATATACACCAGAACTATTTATAGACGGGGTTCCATCTACATTGAATCCCCCAGCAGCATCTACAGTACTCGTAAAGTCTAATTGATAACCACTCACAACGCCGGTATCTGATATACTAAAATCAGTATTAAGCGCAGTTCCAACATCAAATATTCCACTTATATTACCACTAGCTATCCAGAAACCAGCTTTTTTCACTCCTCCAGTGAATTCTCTGTTGCTTGTATATAAGACTGGGGTAGCCAAATTAGTATCAGTTATTTGCAAGGTATATGCAGTTGGTGCTCCACCAGAATCTCTTCCAGTAATATTTAGAGTTCCAGTTAATTCATCTTGACCAGTATTTTTAAGATAATCTGGATGTGCTTGAGACGTAGCATTTGGGTGCGCTGCTAATGTAGCTGATGATATGGATGTTGAATCAGAACCAATAAATTGGTCATTTACTCGTAAATTAGTAACTACTAAAGAATCGAATGTTCCAGTTGTAACTGAAGGTGTAGCGCCAGCTGCCCCGGCTAAAGTTGTTTCCTCTGTGGTAGTAACAGTAACAGCCTCTGGAGCTCCAAAACTTACAGCGTGCCATTTATTCTTTATTCTAACAAATTGTTTTAATTTGCCTTTATGAAATCCAAATCTTATTTCGCCTTCGTAGCCTTCAGAGCTACTTGGTAAACCATCTCTTATTATGGGTTTTTTTAAAAATTGACTCATTATCTAACACTTTTTTCTCTATAAATAATAACTAAATCATTTACCTCAAATCCAGAATCTACAACAGTAGAAGCAATTTGTTGTAATTGTAACTCAATAGTTTTACAAGATATCCTAGGTGTTGGAATTAATTCTATAGTATTCCATTCTCCACTTGTGTTTGCTAAAGTACCAGTTAAAGTTGTAGAAGAAACACCAGTTCCGTCATTATGATAGGCAACCATTTCAACTCCAGCAGCATCATCTGATGTTTTATAAGTTATATATACTTTATAGACAAATTTTACTGTTGAGGGATTGCCGAAATCAAATTCCTTAGATTTCCAAGTCAAAGGAGAGGCATTAGTCAAATCATCGCTTAGCACTTCATCCCATTTTTTAAAATCAACTTGATTAGCAGTTGTTGCATTTGTAGATGCAGTTACTAAAGAATTCGAATATACAAAAAATTTAGATTTAAAGTCGTCAGAAATTCTATCAACACCAGTCCCTTTCATCCAAGAACGAGCAACCATATCATATACAAGGAAATTAGATGTACTTCCATTAGTAAAGAATAAAACTTTATATTCCGGATGAAAACCAGCAACTATATCATTATCTTCTGTATATAAAGATTTCCATTCATCTTCAATCACACTTGTAGATAACTCAGATACAATTTCTCCATTATATAAGAAGGCACCATAAGCATTTCCAAAAGCTACTCCAAAGTCAGTAGTTGCTACTGAATGAATACTAGGCACTCCCCTATGTCTATGTGTTGCTCTTATAAATTCTGGTTCTGTAGTTACATCTATGATATACAGAGTATTCTTCTTAAACTGCAATAATTGCCCGCCAAATGTTTCTAAAACAACTATCTCATCTCCATCGTCAACGGTAACATCAAGTATATCGTAATCAGTAAAATTATCAAATTGATTTGGTAAAGATTTAACTATCCTATCTGGAAATGATTGTTCTGTAGATTGTCCAGTTTCTTTCATATACACATTACCAGCATATACTCTTCTATTTAATATAGTTGCTGTTTTGAATCTTAAACCAGTATGCCAAGTATCTGGAAACATACCAGTCCTATTTTGGAAATTGGTATCAAATATCTTTCCAAACCATCCACTTGTTGTTGTGAATTGAGTTGAATCTACATTCCATCCTTCATATGTCCCATCTTCATTTTCAAATCCATTTTCTAAATCATAAGAACACACATAACTAAAATCTTCACTTTCTGGAATAGACCCAGCATCATCTGAATATTTATTTGTATACACATTTATTTTAGTTACTCTATTTCCACCTCTATTCCAATCAAATATTTGTTTTCTTCCACTAACAATTGATTTTGGCTCTACACTACAAGTTAATCTAAATCCTAATTTTTCATCATCTTTTTGTATTTCTCCGGGAGGGTCAAATTCAACACTATTACCAATATCAGCATCTGATGGATTCCAGAAACCACCATAATTCGTGCACTCACTTTCTAAAGTTAACTCTGCTGATATATTAGCTGAAGCTGTTGCACTCGAACCACCACCACCAGTAAAACTCACATCTGGAGTTGTTAAATATCCACTTCCATAATTATCCATTAAAATTTCAGTTACAGAATTTCCAGTTAATACCGCAGTAGCAGTTGCTGTATCTGAACCGGAATCTGGGGAATCTACAACGACAGTAGGTGCACTAGTGTATCCAGTACCCCCAGTTACTACATTAATACTTTTAACAACGTGAGAATACGTAGCTGTATTATTACTTGCTATTTGACAAACACCATTGTCTATCCATCCAGTTACTCCAGTTAGAGTTACTCCTTCTACTCTGAATCCATCGGTATTAGTCCAACCACTCGTCAAGGAAGAATCACACGTAAATGTATCATCATCGTTAGCTGTTATAGCAGCATATTGAGAGGTCGCTGTGTTTTTTGCTATCATACCAACCATACCATTACTACCTAGATTTGCGAATTGCCCAGTTGTATTAGACGTACATACAAATCCACCAGTAGCGTTTGTATCAGTTACTGTATTTGTTCCAGTGAATAGGTTGTTATTACCAGCCAAGCCAGTAGCGAATCCCGTATAAGACAAGACTTGTGTTTTCCCTAGATTATCAACAACTTTAATGCTACCACCTTCATCCCAATTAAGCTTAGTGGCATCTGGTATATAACTACTTGTAGAATCTTGGTCATTAACTTTATGTGATAAGTGTATATTATCATCTTGATATTCTGCTTTTTTAGTTAGCTTTACAATATACCCTAATTCATCTTCAGTAGGCGCGGCAGCTAAAGTTTTAATATTAGCTAAAGTAATTGTCCCTATTTCTTTTGGTGTTGATTCTTGTGAATTATCATAGGTTAAAGTCGCATATAACTTTCTTCCTTGCATTAATAAAGTTCCATCTCCCTTATTTCTAGCAAGATTTAAGGTAAACCCAATTTGACCGGGACTAAGTGATTTTGATGTTGTATCACTTGCTATATGAAACTCTTGATTTAAACTTCCAGTATTTGTACTTCCAACAGTTGGTGATAAAGGGAAACATCTTGATGGATGACAATGCCAATTATTCACTACTACATTAGAATTGAAAAAATCTTTTTTAATGTGGGATAACAGCATTGTAGATGCTTTTTGGTCATCTAATAATTTCCATTCTCCCGCAGCTAAATCAGTAGCAAAAGTAGATGTAGATGTGTTGGCAACAATACATATATACTCCTTACTTGATTCAACAACAACATCATTTACAATATAAGCGGTTGTACCAGCCCACGCACCTTTATGCACCATATTAGCCGGTCCTTCAGATGTTGTATTACCAAAATTAGGGTCACATATTCTAAGTCCTCCATCTGCAAAATAATAAGCGGCATCGTGCTTATCTCCAGATGTCATACTAGATGCTAATTTTCCATATATTCCTTGTACAGCTCCAGCGCCCCAAGATACATTAGCAGTAGAATCATATGGTTGTAGATATTGCCATTTTTTATTAACAGTATCGTGAACCCATAATTTACCAGTAGTTTTATCTACAAAAGCTATATAGGTTTCAGATGCTAAAGAATTATCCTTTTTGATATCAGTGGCAAATACTTTGAAAATTTGACCATTAGTGAAGTTTACATAAGTACTACCGCTCTCTATAGTATTAGACATAACTTGTATATCGGTATTATCAATAAACTTGCCTAATTGCTGTAATTTACCTACATACCTTAAGGATACATTTAAAGCTACTTGACATTGCTTTTCTTGTAAATCACGGGGGTCAGTAAAAGTAACCAAACCCCCACTGAAATCTGGAATTATTAAAGGGGTTTTAGCCATTTATTAATCCTCTAAGATTTTTTCTTTTATAACTTCTTCAACAGAATCATATATTGCTGTTAATATTTTCTCTTCCGTTTTTTCTGATATAATAGGAATATCTATATTTTCATTTAACGCACCAATAATTTTAGATTTCATCTCATCATTAAATATATATCCTACTACCATTTCTTTAATCCCAGCCATATTATCTCCTTATTTCTTTTTTTTCTGTTTTCTGATTCTTCTATTGATACGCTTTTGTAAAAGTTTAGTACCTTTTCCGGAAGCTTTTCTAACATTACGTTTTCTAGCCATTTTATCAATCTTTTTTTGTGCTTTGCCTTCTTTACCTTTTTTGTAATAAGGACTTTTCTTTACTTTGCTCTTATAAGCTTTTAACTTAGTTCTACGTTTCTTCAGCTTTGATGCCATTACTTATCTCCTTTTTTGATTACTTTCTTTGCTTTACATCCACAATCCATACATATCCAATCTGCTCTAGGATGTGATTCTTTTTCTAACGCTATAATTCTTTTTTCGTGATTACTAGCAATCCTCTTATCTGAAGTTTTTTCCAATCTCTTCATAATCTGCTTAAATAATATCTTTACTACCATTGCTTGTACCATTATTTATCCTCACAATCATCCCATTTTTTCAAGTCAAGCATCGGTAAAGGCTTTTCTATCATATGGTCTTTTAGTTTGTCATTTTGTATTGCTACTTTATTTCCACCTTTGATATAAGGTTTCCCTTTTGCGCATCCAACCTCATATACAAATAATATCGTTTTCCATATTCCTACTCTTACTACTCTTGCTGGTCTACCATCGAAAATAATTACATCATCAGTATTTAAATCATCACCAGCGAATACTTTTATAGCATCAATAGTCGACTCTATAGTCTTTCTTCCAATTAGAAAAAGAAATCCAGCAATGAGCATCCATCCATACTGACCTAACAATGCCTCTATAGTTTCTTTTTCCATAAATCTCCATTATTTATTTCCGTCTATGTAATTGCCCCAAACAGTAGTTCTCCCCCTAACTATTTCAACTACCTCAACCTTAAAATCTCCATTTTCAAAAAAATCTACTATAGCAAATGCGTGATTCCAATTATGCAAATTTCCTCGTAAAAATCTATTTTTAGATGAACTTATATCCTTTAAGCATCCCATACTCCAAGCACTTTGCGTACCCCCTAATCCAGTCTCAGTAAATCTTTGCAAATCGTGAGTATGTCCATACATAATGTTTTCTTTATATGCTGCTAAATGCTTTTTAGCGTGATGAATAGGAACATAATCACCGTGTGTAAAATTCAATTTTCCTATTTTTAGTTTTTTGTCTGATATATATTCCCAGTATTCATATCCGCGTTCCTTTAGCTTTAAAGCATTTTCTGTCATATACTTTGGTAAATATGGGTGTTTACTCACAAACTCATCCAACCAAACCTCGTGATTCCCTTGTAAAAAATATCTTTCATTACAATCAATTTTATTCAAAGAACCATCTATAATATCCATTCCTTTATTTACAGCCTTTACCTCTTTGTCAAGCATAGGTATTAAGACCTCTAAAGGTGGTTTTTCTCTATTTTTCCAATAGTGTCTACTGAAAAGCTCCCATTCGCCAGTATCACCTAAATCTATATATATATCTGGCTTAATTATCTCTATTGCCTTACATACAACATTTATAGCAGCTTTATCTGCTATCGGGAAATGTTTATCGGGCGTTACTATCGCCCTTTTTACTGCTTGCTTTTTCTTCATATAGTAGTTTTTCATTCAAACCTTTATATACTAAATAAAATACTGTAGCTATTCCAACTGCAATACGCACAGTTACTGGAACCCATTCCAGCCAAGTTACATACAAACCACCAGAACCTACACTTAACGTCTTTAGCGTATCTGCAATTGTTTCTTTCATTATTTATCCTTTATTTCAAAATGTGGGAAATCATCAAATTTATTATCATCTACTTCAAAGTTCATATTCCAATCTCCTCCCCAACGAAGAGTAATACCCATCCTACTAGCCACCCCAATGACAAACCCAGCAAAAAGGTGGAAACGCTCTCTATCCTTCCAGTCAATAGGGTAAGGAACGACATCAGCAGCGTTACTAGGGAGAGAATTATGCCTACCTTTTGGGTAAGCAACTTTAGTTTTTCCCTCTTTAAGCAATCTATTTTGCCTCTTCTCACTTCTGTGTCCTTCCAACACTGAACAATCAACAGTCTTAATTACTTCATTAAATACGTCTTGTAATCTTTTATCACAAGTAGCAAGACGTTCTCTACTTTTTTTCCCGAATTTAGCCATATAATCTCCCTATGTATAACTCCCGGTCATTACAATTGAATAGTTTGCATCTGGTTTAGCAGTAGCAGTTGCTTTAGTTCTAACAAATGCAGCAAATCCATCACCAGCATTAAACGAGTGTCCTAAATCTATATAATTAACTTGATTAAATTTATATTGTGAAACCGGACCATTATTATCTTTAATAACAAGTGCTCCAGACAAATAATATAAGCTACCAAATGTATCGGTATCTGCATCGTATTTAGTTACTAAAACATCCATACTAGTTATATCATTATCTTCAGTCGCATACGAATAATAAAGTCCCTCAATAGTACCAGCTTTTGGCGCAACAAAAAATAAGCATCTTGCTAATTCGTGAGTCCTTAAGTCATAATTACTATTATCTGGGTCAAAATTAGAATTTAAAGCATCTATAATAGGTGTATCTACTGTATTTCTAACTGGATACCAAACATCTTTTGCATTATTAGCATATCTGAAATTCTGTGATATTGAAAAACCTCCAAATTTCTTCCAATCAAAAACATTCATATTTGCAGCAGATAGTAAACTTCTTCCATTTGAACTGCAATCAATTTCTTCTACATCTCCATTCCCAGCTGTAGACCTACCTAATATTTTATCTGTATCTATATTTTGCATCTTAGCAAATGATACTTTATCATTTTGTATATCAAACTGTACACCATTACCTACACTAGTATTAGATGCGGATATATCCCCATCAGAAACAGATAATGTGTAATTTCGCCACTTTGAATTAGTGCTATCCCAAAAAAGCATTTGGTTGTCTTGTTCAGTGCCTATGAGCGTATCTGTAGCTCCAGCTATGCTATTTGCAACTCCAGATGTATTTACAAAATCCTTAACTGCCTTAACAGTAGGGACTGCAATTGTATCATTATCATTGCCACTAAAATCAGCAGTAGGAACAACATCTCCTTCATTTAGGATTTTCCACCAATCAGCACCATTTGATATATGTAATTGATAAGGAGAACTAAGACCATTTCCTTGGTCCGCAGTTATTGAAGCTAAAGCTCCACTACTTTTAACTAATGAGCTTGAATTTGCGTGCGGATGTAAATTAAGTCTTCCATCAGCCATTATAGATAACCCAGCAAGAGAGGAAGTACTATGTCTAAATTCCAATGCATCCACAGAGGATGCATATCCTATAGTAAAATCACTATCATATCCAAATGTAAATCTTTTATCGTCCCCTAAATGGAATCTATTATCTTGGACACCAAGACTATTAGAAGAACCAACAAAATCAGCTCTCTTACTCCATTCTGTTTTATTATCAATAGTTTGATTTGCCCAATTTTCTGACATTATTACCTCATATATGGATTACCAGAAATAATTCTAGCTCCACCTACTTTCCTACTATTATATCTAGATACTTTATCTCTAAATCTTTGCATAAAATATTCTCTTTTAGAATGGTCTTTTGGGTCCTCGACTAATTGAGCTTTAATGTAGTCTACTACAGCCATAGCCAATACATCATTTACCGGGATACTATCCTTTTCAGATAAAATCTCGTTTAAATCTGGAATAGCAGTCATCTGTAACATTAAAGCATCAGAATATCCAGTTTTACCAGTATTTGCTCCATCTAAAGAATCTTGCCCACTGCTTGGCGCTTGATAATCGGGCTCACATCCAGTAGGGTCTGATATTGCTGTTCTAATCCATTCTATTAAAACTAATTTTCTACCTCTAATAAAGTAGTTAAATCTTTCACTCATACATCTTTTATCATCAGTTCCAGAGCTCATTAAGTTCCTCCCCAGCTACCACCGCCGTGTCCACTATTAGATTTACTCGGAGTTCCACTTACTTGAACCCCATAGCCAACACCACTAGGAGACATTTTAGATTTCTTTTTCTTTTTCTTAGGATTATCCATTGTTCTTGGTTTTTTAGTATTTTCATACTTATCACCTAATTTTGTTTCTTTCATCTTATCCTTCATTGCTTATATCTGTACTTACATTATTACTTACTACAAATGGTTCTTGGTCAAAATCTTCTTTAACTTTTTTAAAGTTTAAGTTTGAAGTTTTTATTTCCCAGTTCTCCTTCTTTCCCATTCTAGTTGGATTTTCCTTCTTATTGTTTTTATCACCTATATTACTTATTTTAAATAAATCAACACTTTGTCCCATTATACCTCCTTAATACCATCCATAGGAACGATTCTTTGGATTGGTTCATATTTTCCAGTACTTGAATTTTTAATTTTTACAGCATCTAATTTTACCATATTACTCGGCAAGTCGTAACTGGATTGAGAGTTAATAATATCAGATGTATACTGAACAACATTCTCATTAGTTAATTGCTCCATTTCTATAAGAGCATCCTTTAATAATATTTTAACATAATTAAATCTTGTTTCACCTACTAATTCCATCAATTCTTTAATAGTCATTTGAACCTCTATTTAAATATTGCGTATTCTACTGCTACATCGTCAGTTCCTACATCATCTAAAGTAAACATATTTGTTTCTTGGGCTGGACTTGGGAAAAATATTCCTTCACCTATTCCTAATATGCAAATTACCTTAGTATTTACTATCACCTCGACTTTTGAATCTGCGTTTGCTTTCACTGTTTGGTCTGCGAATGTTACTCCAGAGTTTTTAATCCATACTCCGTTGCAAGATGCTGGTGTAGTAATTGTACCACCATTTGCTGTTATCATAGTATTAACTCCAGCAACCCATTCTGCACTATCACTGCCAGTCCAAGCTACTGATGAATTACCACCGCCTAATGATTTTTGAAAATTGAATGATATAGCATCAACTTGAACTGGTCCTCCAGCTGCACCATCAGTAGTTTGCTCTATCGGTGTGACGCTAACTTTATAATCTAGTCTTGCCGTTGCCATTATTGCTCCTTATCGTTTGGTATTAAAAACGTATTATCATATTCAGCTTTTAATACTTGGTATTGGTTTATGTAAAAATTAAATTCTTTTTCGTCTTTTGTTAAATCTGCTTGAAATGCTTGTGATGCATTTTGAGATTCAGCTGTATATAACTGTAAATCATAATTTGATTTAGCTATTGCTGATTGATTCTTTTCAGTTATTCTTGAAACATCAGCATTTAATTTATTTATGTCTGCCCCATATTCTTCTACTGCTTTCTTTAAGTCTGAGTCATATCTTCCAATTTCAGTTTGGACTTTAGCTTGATATTTAGCTAAATCACTCCCATCCTCTGCTTGATATGTCTGTAGTTCTTGTTGAATCTCTGCTTGCCAAATTGCAGTAGCTGCCCCGATTCTGTTTTGTTCTTGCTGAACTTCTTGACTATGTTTCTGTAATGCCAATGAATTCTCAGAATTCCATTTTTGTAATTCATCATTTCTTCTAGTTGTATACTCTGTCATTGCTTTCTGAACTGTATTACTAGTCCACTCTGTGATTTGATTAGCAGTTTTTGACTTATAAGATTCAAGTTCTGCTTGATATTTAGCTAAAATAGATTGATATTGACTTGTTTCTGTAGAAACTTTATTAGATGCATCACTTTGAGCTTTCTGAATCTCTGATTGATAAATACTTACATCCTTATTAAATCTATTTAACTCATTTTGAATTTCTTGCTGATAATTTTGCAATGAATTAGTACATTCAGCTTGCCAAGAAGAAAATTTATGTTCTATTTCAGTTTTGCCCCATTTAGCTAATATATTATTAGTATCTATTTGGTATGTTTGAACTTCAGCTTGATACTTTGATAATTGTGCTTGATATTCTTGATTGTCTGAATCTAGCAATTTATTTGCATTATGCATTGCTTGTTCTATTTTACTTTTATATTCATTCATATCAGCATTAAATGTATTTAATTGCTCTTGAGATTTAGATTGTACTTCTTGTAGTTTTGTTTGAATTTTTTGTATTTGAGCTGCTGCCAACTCTGAATCTTCTTCTGTCTCAATAAATGTTGATACTTGGTCAAAATCTAATGCCCCAGAAACAGCCGGTATATATACTGGTACATTACTATCAGCAGCAGATATTGATGCATCAGTAAAACTCGGTCCAGCTGGCGGCACTGGGACTATTGGTAAATTTAATTCTAATAAAGATGGAAATGCTGGCAATACCATAACTGGCTTATTATATACTGGTTCCAATGTTCTTGCTAGAGTATAATCACTACTTATATCAGTATAATCTGGACTTACTGGCGGAACCGGCAAATCGTCTAATACTACACTATTAATAGATATAGTTTCCAACGGAAATTCAAAAAATGTAATTGGTGGAGCGAGAATAGTATCAACAGATGGAACCGAACTAGTTATACTAGCATAATTTATATCTTCATTATCTGGAGCAACTGGAGCAACAAATGCTGGCGGAGCATTAAAATTACTTACAGTAACAGAACTTTCCTCTAATATAGGAGCAACGGGTATTGCTGGAAGACTTAGAACGGGGAGATTATTGTACATATCAGATATTCTTCTTTGCAATACCTGTAACGCTCCATAAATAACCAAGGTTCCTATATATGAATTCGGGAAATTTGCTATAGTATCATCAGTGTTTGCATCAAAATCAGTTATTAATGGAATATAAACAAAAGAACATACAGCATAAGGATTAGTTACATAAGTATTTGTTGTTGAAACAGCATCATTATAATCCTTTTCAATTGCAATTTGATTGGAGGCTACGTGAATAACCTTATGTACTCCTATATAATATTTGTCAGTTGAAGATATTGTTGATTCATCAGTTCTAGTTATACTTATAAAGTCTCCGGCAGAAACACCAGCTAATGTATCACTAAGTGTTATATAAGTATTATCATCTGAGTTATTGTATTGAGAGTATGCAGATACTGTTTCAGAATCAGATACTCCGGGAGTTGGCAAAACGTGAACTTTCTTATTATTTACATAAAATACCGGGAACTCTCCAGTTGCATAATTAATGCTGCTAGAATCTGCTGCTTGATACCTTTTACTTATAGGTATTTGTTTACATCCTTTAAATAGCCCAGTAGATGATATCATATGAACATCTTGTATAGACGAAGTCTCTACCGCAAGTCCATCAGAAGGAACACTAAGTGTTTTTGTAAACAGCCATAAATCATCTGGAGAAAAAGATTTAACTTTTTTTACTATATCACTTATGCCATTTATTAACAACTTCTCAAGTTCAGATGATGTCAATCCAGCCGGTAAAGAGCCGGTATAGTTAGTTATTTGGCTCTCAATAGACATTTATCTACTTTTTCTTAGGCTTAGAAGGAACGCTAGGTTGCCCGGGGTTTCCTTTTTTTGGTGGTTTAGCACCACCAGATTGAGAAGGTGGACTAATCATTTGTCCGGGACCTTCTGGATTCCTTGACCTTACTGGTCTGAAATATCTACTCCATCCAGTATCCATACTAGTAGAGTGCCCGCCTCTTCCATAGACTTTAGCATCTTTATAGAATGGGTCTCTTTTTCCAGAACCTTTTTTTACTTTTTTCTTCTTAGACATTATGTCTCCTTATCCTTTGTATATTATTAAAGAGCAATTGGTATTAGTAGATACTTCTACTTTTTTAAAAGCTCCGAAAATTGATTGCCCAGATTGTAATTTTACTGTGATAGCTGACCCGGGATTATCTGCTTTACTTTGGTCTATTAAATTTGTATCTAATGGGGTTAATTTTAATTCGCATAAAGTATTACCAGCCGCTGAATCTGTAGTTGCGTAACATTTTACTCCACACCAATATTGAACATCTGAATAATAGAAATTAGGTGTTGATGTTGTTCCATCGCTTGCGTGAAATATATCACTAGCTGCTGGATTCGTCCATATCCAACCAGATTGTCCTAATCCAACATTAGATATTTCTGCTCCACTATATTGTTGTTTTCCTTTATGTTTCATTAACTCTCCTTAACCTTTATATAAAGCCATTGTGCAAGCAACTGCACTGACTACTTTAATTTTTTTGAATGCGCCAAAAATAGTTTGACCGCCTTGTAATTTTAATGGTATATCACTTCCCGGAGCATCTGCCGAGCTCTGGTCTATCAAATTCGTGTCTAATGGTGTAATCTCTACGGACAATAACGGGGCATTACCAGTTGTTGCTGTTCCATCTACAGTTGGAAAGCATTTTATCCCAGAAAAGAAATCTATATCATCATAGTAAAGATTTGGCTCACTAGATTTAGCTGCGGTTGCGTGCTTATCTGCTCTTCTTGTATAAACATCAACTGGTACCTCAGCTGTATATGCGTGTGCTATTGAAAATCTATCTTTTGTAACATTCGCTACAGTATGTGTTTCTCCAGAAAATGGTATCTCTGTTAATGATGCTGTCGCTGTAGCTGTATCTCCTCCACCAGCCGTAGTAAATGTTAAAGTTGGTGCTGACGAATATCCACTTCCTTGATTTGTTAAAACGAACCCAGTAAGCTTTATGTTAGGAGTAGTACCAGATATATTACAATTTGCTGTAGCTACGACCCCACCACCTCCGGGTGAAGAAAATAGCACTGCTAATCCACCAGCAACTTCTGCCGAGGTATATGCCCCCGGATTAGTTATGGTAAATCCGTTTGCTTTTACAACTTTATTTACATCTCCATCATCATAGCCAACGCTATTATTTATTAATATCTTATCACCAGCTACAAAACCGTGGTCTGGAGCTGTAACATATGTATCACTAGTATTGCCAGCTGGACCATCTGCAAATCCCGTAATTTTAACATTATCAAAAGATGAATTACTATAGAATATATTATTTGCGACTGGAGTTGTGTGAACCCAACCACCTTGACCTAAATTTATATTTCCAGCTTCTGCGCCAGAATAATGCCTTATACCTTTATGAACCATATACTTTCCTTTTTGTGAGGCTGCGCCCGCGTAGAGAACATACACGAAGTCTACGCGAGCGCGCTATTTAGTTTATACTAACTACCTATGCGTGAGTGCAAGTTTTATCTAGCTCAAGCCATTTATCTTGCATTGCAACCAATACTAGATATTCATCATCAGCATCGAACGTATAAGTTCCAGCACCAGTTAATGTATTAGCACTATCTAGTGTGAACTTATTGGTTCCGCTTAATGTTGCAGCTGCTTGAATTACTTTCACATTTCCACTTTCAGCAGCAGTTGGTGCCGCTAGAGTTATTGCTTTAGCACCACTAGGAGCATTATCTAATAAAGATAATTTTGCTGTCGTAGAAAGAGCACCACCGGTTGCCGGTATTGACTCTTGTTGAACAGCAGATTCATCTAAATTATTAAGTTCTGCTACACTAACGGTAGTTGCTGATAACTCTGCTAGTTTCTGTGCTTTAGCATCTGTTATTTCCGCGTTAGGATTGTTAGCTACCCAGTATTTAGCCATAGTTTAACTCGCTTTCCAGATAGCGTGACATTCGGGCATTGTATACTCGAATCCACCCTCGGTTAGTATCATATCAACTCTTTTGTCTGTACCAGTATTTTCTAGAGTTTGTACACCAACGTAAATTGATGTATCTCTATTAACACCATTACCAACTAAAGGTCTCCAAGCTACATAGTTCATATTAACACCCAGTATTTTAACCCCACTACCATCTAGATGTATATTTCTAGCAACATTAATGTCACCATATACAGTTGAGATTGTAGTAAAGTCGATACCAAACGATTTTCTTTTTCCAGTTACAGCAAAATCGTTACGGAAATTAGTTGATATCTCTAAATTATTTGAGAAATATCCACCAAGTTTATGTAACCAATTATATGTCGCTGTATCACAGAAAAACATCATTGTTTTAGAGTTGTTGTATCTAGGGTCAATTAACATACTAAGGTCTTCAAGAAAACTATCTTGAGTCTTAGATGCAGTATCAAGATTAAATAAGTTACCATTGTTTAAAACGTAATCAACAGCACCTTGGGTATAGTAAGTGTTGCTAACATTAGCTCTCTTACCAAATAAAGCAGTTTGCTCTATTTCCCATTTATGCTCAATTAACTTATCTCTCCATAATCTTGCCCACTCATTTGGCTCATATTTAAGAGCAGTTGCTCTTGCAGTATTAGTCATACCAAACTCAGTTCTGAATATTTGAGTGTACCCAAATCCAGTGCTGTATGGTTGGTCAGACCAGTTTTCTTCAATCAGAGTTGACCCTTCGCCGTATGCAGTACCAACAACATATGAACGCATTAATTCAAGTTCATTAGATATTGATTTGCTTTGGTCTGAGTTAGGTGAAACATCAGTGATTAAAGTTGGTGAGCTATTATAAGTTGTTAAGAATCTATTTGCAGCAGAAACATCTTTAACTACTGAAACAGTCAACTGAACAACTTCATACCATTTAGTTGGGTCATAATTAGCTTCAATTGTTGATACACCAGCTCCAGTTGTAGTACCTTCAGATACTGCTAGAAAAGCTCCAACAACTGAATCAGTTTCGTCACCACCACCAGATGTACCCGGGTCTATTGTATGACATAACCAGCCTTTAATTTGACTAGATACTTTGTAGAGTGCATAATCTTGCATTCCACCACCAGCAGAATCTGAATAGTTGACTTTGATTATTTGATTTTTAAGGTAAAATTCTGGTCTTGTACCAGCATCACCTAATGCATAACCAGTTTGCCCGATTACACTTTGTAGATTACCTTGTGATTTATAATCTGTTGCCATATATAATACAGTTTCAGATGCATCTAAATCAGCATCGAACCCACTGAATCCAGCAGCAGCAGAACCAATACCGGCTATTGCACCGGCTTCTGCTGAACCAGCTCCAATACAATATCCATATCTCTTCATCCAAGATTGTCTTTTTTCAGTGAATTTGAAATTTGGGTCGTCTGTTGGTTTTTTACCTATTTTAGAAACAATTCTAAAAAAGGGTGTTTGGTCTATAGATAATTCCGTGAATTGCTCCGCGAAATTATACTTTCTACGCATCTCACCAGTATCAAGACCGCCTGCGCTATGTCCATCTATACCAGTAACATTTCCTAAAACTCTAGGATTGCTATAATTGTCTAAACTAGCCATTGTCTACTCCTTTATTATTTTAAAATTAATTGTTCGAAAAGAGTAAACTTAAAATTCTTAGTCTACCGAATCGAACAAGCTACCTTTGTCAGAATTTTTAATCGCATTAAAAACTCTATCATCTTCGGTGATGTCCGATACATCTGCACTGCCAGTTCCACCAGCTGTTTGAGGAACAGAACGAACATTTTTCATTTGTTCAACTCTTCCACTTTTTACAGATTTTGATATATTCCCTTTTACTCTATCTTTATTGAGTAAAAAATGTATATCATCATAGCCAATTTTATAATCAGTTGCTTTTTTCATCATATCCTCAAATTCCTTTTCAGATACATTGTTTTTTTTCATCCAAGCTTCTGCTTCTTGTTTGACCTTAGCTTTATTATCTCTATCAGATAAAGTATTAGCTACTTTAGATTCAGTGTGTTTCAATCTATCTTCCACAACTCTATCTACTGCTCTATCAAAAACTTGAGCAGAAGGAGATTTTGGATTGCTAAAAGCTTCATCTGGGTCAAAGACAAAATCATCTGGAATTCCAATTTCTTCTTTTAAACTTCTTTCCTTTGGACCATTTTCCAGATAATCTTTTACAGTATCGACTAATTGAGGGTCTTTCTTCATAACATTAATTATAGCATCATAAGGTTCATTTTGCTTATTTGCTTCTGCTAATTTTTGTGCTTCCCTCGATGAATCGCTGTAACGCTTTTTGTACGGGTTATCATCACTCTCGTAATCAACTCCATTAGATTTAGAGACCGCTTTTGACGGCGGCGTTGCTTGTTCTTTTGCGGTTGCATTACCTTCATCACTAGTTTCATCAAAGATTCCACTATTGACTTGTCTTTCTAAATCATCAAAAAAACTATTAGAGTCAGCGTTCATAACATCATCTTGAACATTTGCTGAGTTACCTTCATTAGTTTGTGACATTAGTATATTCCTTGTATTAAGTTACGTAAGTTACGACTGTTCATTTTTAGATGCAACATCTTTTTCATTATTATTTGCACCATTTTGAACCATATTTCCTAATTTTTTCTCATAATCCTTCTTAACTAGATTCATTTCTCTATTATGCAAGTCTTGATTTGCCTTGTTTACTGCTGCATCTCCCTTGATTTTAGCTCCAGTATCAACGATTTTCTTACGCATATCGTGTTCAGCTTGTCTCACTTTGTCTTTAATACCAGCTTGTATTAATTGACGTTCAAGAGTTTCGATAGTTCCCTCCTTGTCTTGCATTTGTTTTTGTAATTGTTCTATTTGCCCTTGTTGTTGTGCGTATAAACTTTTTCTTTCAGCTATTTTTTCTTTATTCTTCACATCAGTTTCTGCTAAAACAGCCATATCATCAACAACTCCTAATTGCATTAATTCTTTCAATTCTCCTAGATATGCCCATCTATTAACTGGTAATGTATGACCAGACACAACTCTTATGTCAAATTTTGCTGCTGCATAATCTTTAAACTTACCAATAGCTTCCCCTAAATCATTATACATAGGAACATTTATAGATACTTCTCTATCTTCAGCTATAGCACTGGGTTGAACAATTCTAAATGTTTTTTCAGCTTTATAAACAAATTGGGCATAATCTCTTACCAGTAAGCCTAATTGTTTTAATGATGCCTTGACAGAACCATCCATCCAAGCCTTAACTCTCCTAGTTCCATATTCGTCATTAGCAAGTAATCCTTTATATGTATCTGGTTGATTTCCAGTATCTCCTTGCTGAGATGAATACATTCCAGCTAGATACTCCATATCGCCTTTTCCTTCTTCTACGATACTTGCAAAAGCAGTTGACAGTGGAGCGGGTTGTACCTCTTTTGGAATCTCATAACCATTATTAATAGGTAGCAATGCTCCGGGTGCAGCTGAATACTTCTCCCAATAATCCGTATCAATACTTCCATCTACGTATACCCACCTTAGAGAAGAACCCAATGATGCATTATGTATCATAAGCTGATGAGCTTTATTAAGCTCTTTTTGCTTTCCAATTAAGGGAGCAACAGCTGACATAGGATAAGGTGTTCCAGTATAATTGTAGTGCACTGGTATTATAGGATAATCAGTTCCCGGTAATATAGATTCAACTAATAGTTGGTCACCCACCACCACTGACAATCTAACTTTAGTTTCATAAAATTTGATAGCCTCAATTAAATTATTCTTCAATTCACCTTCCATAAGAGCATCGAACTCTTTTTCAGTGATTGATACATTCTCTATTTTGCTAACTTCTTCCATAGCCACTTGTAATCGAGCTGATTTCTCTTGTTCAATCTTTGCCTCAATTTCTCCTCTTGCTTTCTCAAGTTCCCAATCGCCTCTTTCTGGTAACATTTGACCAGATTCAACAGCTTGTGCTATAGCTTGTTCTTGCTCTTTAACTCCTACTTGAGCCTCTTTAACCATTCCATACATTTCTTGTTCTATACGTTTGTTTATTTCATTAACTTGTTTTTCTGAAGGTTCTATCCTATAATAGACATTCATATAAGGAACTTTAATTTTTTCATACATCTCGTAATAATCAACTAATAAATCATCTTCTCCTAGAATAGTAAAATTTTCTGATATATCTTTGTATTGGAAATCATTCATATCTGCTTTTTGACTCCAACTTTTATGATTAGGATATTGCGAATGCGCTTTTTTAATCTTAGACTTAAACTCTGGATATAATTGTTCTAAATATGCTCTTGGACATACTTTATGCAACATCATAAAAGCAGCATCCCTTAATAAAGAATCTCTAGATTGCGGGTCTACATAAACATCAAAAGGTTCTAAATTTCTTATTTTAACCTCTCCCATACCCCTATCTTCATTTGGGTCTACATAAACTTGGAAATAACCAATAGATTTAGTACAAGCATCTTTTATTACTTGATTAAATAATTGTTTACCATTACTTATATACCATATATAATCAGCAACATCACCGTGTACTGCTGCTACATCTGCATCAGAACCTTCAGCTCCTACCGCTTGCCATCTAGGGTCGTTAAATGTAGCATAGAAAGTCAACATCTCTACTATTGGAATAATCCTATTAATAGTAAAGGTAGGCATTCCTTGTTCCTCTAATCCTTTTTTCTCTTTAGCTGATAATTGATTATCTAAAAAGAAATCGTGACCTTCTTGATTAACTTGTTCCCAAGCTTGTCTGTTCTGCCCATTAAGTTTCAGAAACAATTCGTGAATCTGCTGTGCTTTATCTGTTTTTTTCATAATCTCTCTATCTCTTTATCCCATATATCAATTGCTATGGAATATCTCGTACCTTTTTTAATGTTTGTTACCCTATGTAAATAAGATGAATCAAAAATAACCAACCTATTATATTTAGGTTTTATCCTTTCGTACTCCCTTTCAAACTTTAGAAAAGAACCATCTTTATATATATTTTTTTCTTGCACAGAACTTATCTCAAGATATCCACCCTCAACATAACTATCTATAGGATAGTAGGTTATTGAACACATAGGATGTAAGAATTCATCTGTCCTATGTTTGTGAACTTCATCTTTATTTGTGTGCCATTCTAAATCAGAGCCGGGTTTATGTTTATGTGTCCAATATTCAATGGTTTTAATCTTATCACTAATATCTTTAATTGGACTATTTAATATTATATAAGATATTAACTCTTCTTGAATATTTTTTGAAGGACTTTTCCAATCCCACGAATTAATAGTCGATAACTCATCTTCGATTGAATCGCCACCATAATCATATGTATTTTTAAAGAATTCATTTTTATCTTTTACTAAATGATTTTCATTCAGTATAAAATTATCTATAATTAACATTTCAATAAGCTTGTGATTAACATCACATATGTAATTTACGTAACATTATGCAACTATCCAAGACTTTGGTTTAGGTTTTCTTTTTCTATATATACCTTTAGACCCTTCAATCCCAGTTGGTGTAGTTATATACTTACACGCGTACGCGAGCGCGTCTATAGTATCATCGTGTCCCATCCTTGGTCCAAAAGTTAATATTTCGTGCTGTAAATCGTACATCTGCTTTCTTATATGAACACTACCTATAATAATTCTTTGTGCTAGAACCTCTTGTATTCTATCTCTTTTAGATAATCTGGTCCCGGGTTTTTCCTCTTTAAATTGTACTCCAAACTCATTTCTTCTCCTCATCTCTGATATTAAAGACTGGAATACTGGTCTAGACATCGTAGTATCTTCTATGCAAAACAATTTCGGTTGATACATACTGTGATAGTCAAATATATAATCTACGATACCTTTTTTATTTTCTCCCGGAATACCTAATACCGCTAAACCACGTTTGCGCATATAATCTAATACATATATATTATTATCCATATCGACAGCTATTATTACTATCACACTAAAGTCAGCATCTCGCCTATCGCTATCTGTAGCTGGGTCAACACCGCAATATATATTGACTGGCTTATGCTCCCCCTCAATATTTAAAAAACCTATTCCCTTATCTTTATCTAGTTTAAAGGTCCCATCGTGGTATTTTATATGACGTATAGTAAATATAGCGTCTTCCGCAGATTGTACCTCCATATGGTATTCTTGCCAGTATTTAGCTGGTTGCCCAGAATCAGCATAGAACTTCTTCTTCTCTTCTAGCTTTTTAATTCCAAACCAACTATCCCATAATGCTGTACCACCATCTTGTATAGCTTTGTATAGTACTACTTTCCAGCTAAAATCCGTTTTTTCACTTTCCGCCCTAGATGCGTTAATGATGAGGTTATTGATAAAAGAATCGTAATGAACTGGAGTACCATTAATACGGAGACGACCGTCATAAGGCTCCAAAGCTGGATGAACAACAGCAGTAACCATATTGGAATTTTTTTGCCGTGCTTCCGGAGTAATGGTATTATTTTCGTCCTCAAAGTCATCCAACACAATAAGGTCGTATCTTTTATGCAATTTAGCACCACCTCTAATACCCGAGATGTTTGATTTCGAAATGAGCTTACATCCATTTTTCAACTCTATATCTGTTTCTGTCCATTTTAGTCCTTTCTGATTCCCAAAGTAATATAGGAACCTATCATTAAATTCTAAGTGATACTTAACGTAATCCATATTTCCAGTTGAAAGTTTCTGTGTGGCTGAGACCCAGCCGTAGAATAGTGGTCCATCTGCAAAACAAAACTTATGTAATACATCGCACTTAGTAAGGACTGTCTTCCCGTGACCTCTCGGCATAATGATAGCAAGATTTCTATGTTTCCAGATTCCAGATTTATCCTTCTCTGCCATAATATCTGCTATCTCGTAATGAAAAAAGGGGGTTTCACTACGCATAAAGTCATCGGGAAGAAACAGTTTTCCAAATGCTATTAAATCATTTTTCGCTAATAATAAGGCTTCTTCCGCTTTGCTTACATCTTGTGTATTGTAATTCAGCTTGTACTTTTGTTTTGCCATAGTATCCTATTAGTTTTGAAAATTTTGGTATAGGCGTTGTGTTAGTACTATTTTTCTTGTACATCACCAGCCTCTATCTGTTTGCGCTCTGCTGATTCCAAGTGCTTAACATCAAATCCTTGAAAGACTCCAGCAATCTCGGTTATCTTCTGCTGCTTAATAACCCCAAACGCATCCCATAGCATATTTAATGCCTTTAACCTATCTGAGTCGTTCTTTCCACCATCTACGACATCTTTGGCTGCGCCTATTAAATAATCTAGGTCTACACCTCTATTCTTAAATACATCATCTAATTTCTCATTCATAATCTTTTGCACCCTTTCACTCTTTATAAGCAATGCTGCCTTTTCTTTGGCATTCTTTTCACTTGTTGTATTAAATACCTCTGCATATGTAAGTACCGCATCCCCACCATTCCGTACGCGCTTTGCAAAAACAACCTCTCTCCTTGTAGCTTTAGTACGGTTCTTAAGCCGGGTATACCAGTTCTGTCCACTCATTGTATAAATGTCCTTTTTACGAACTGAGTCCATTCGCGTATCATCTGTATACGAATAGGTCCCGGTACACGTACCAACACTAAAGTTATCTTTGCGGAGTATCTGTACAACGTGTTCATCATCCGTAGCCACCCAATCTCCAATTTCCGCATTCTTCCAGTCTTTCCTATATTCTATGTGCCGAGGTACCTCCGCGAGTTCGTATACAACGTGAAACTTATTCTTTACTTTATGCTTCTTCATAAGGTTACGTAAGTTACCTTTGAAAAATATAATTTACAAGTGCAATCTTTAAAAATTGGGACAAAATGTTATGCACTCCCTATATAAAATGGGGGCGTGGGTAAAAGGGTTTTTCGTTTTTCGAACGCGTTAACTTTGATTTTTTTCGTTTTTTCTCTTACGCGATGTCAACTGCTCTGCCGTGCAACCACAACGCGTACCAACGCAGTGAGCCACCAATCTGTGTCCAACGCGTACCTATGTGCCTCGCTTACTCTTCGGCACACCCCCCACCACCCCTCACGCACACCTATGCATTCCTACACATACTCATCTATGCCGTTATTATAGCCCAATTCACTTACTCTGTACCTTACACGTACCACACTGCCTAATGCGTACTACACTGCCCACACTGACCCCTATGCGTAGTGGTTCTGTGTCTATGTGTGCATCTGTATAATTTGCCCTCGATGTGCTGGTATGCGTTGGCTATCTACCTATGCGTACACACACACCCAACTACGCGTGTGCGTACCACCACTGACCCATACACCACACTATGCTGTCGGTATAGGTTGTGTAAGTAATCCCATTGCCGTCAGTAATGTATCGTTTGATGTATGTTTGCCCTCGACCCCGAAGGGAATTAACCCTTTTTAATGATTATTTAAGCATATTTGAATGTTACACTTGTAACGGCAGTGAAAGATTTTACTTGCATTGTAAACAAAAGTTTTCATATATTAGGTCAACGTTAAAATTTGAATTTGAATTTGTTTTTTGAAATATTTGATAGACCGAGTGACTGACGGGTGTTGGTGTAGCCGAAGATTAGATTCTGACGCGTTTACCACTCTTAGTAAACGGCTCGAAGAGGTTTGGCGACCTCGTTGCTATTCGAAGGGGAATAGAGGAACATAGGGTGGTTCGAAGCCACCTCCCTTCGCTAACATAAAGGAGATAAGACGATGAATGAACAAGAGATTATCAACAATATAGACGATGCAGTATGGCATCTCATCGAGGTAATAGACAAGAGCAAAACTGGAATATTAGGCAAGATACAGAAGGGTATTTTGAAGGCTTGTATAACTGCACTAAACCAAGTATCAAGAGAGATTGGAGGAGAAGAATGAGTTTATGCTATTCGACCGACCCAATAGGTATGGCTAAAATCAAGGACGCACGTCCCAAGTACCACCTATCAAAAGAACAGAAGATGAATAGGGCTATTGAAGGGGTACGTAGGACATCCACTAAGTATTCATCAAGAGTTCAAGAACAGATAAGCAAGAGTACTGGACTCAAAATAAGAGAAGGATTAATCAAGAAAATTAAATTAAATAACTCACGAAGGGAGAAATAACAATGAAGATAGTTAATGAAATCAATGTTCAAGGAGATAGTCAAGAGAGTATCAATGCTTATATTCTAAGCACGTTACCGAGAGGCAAAGAACGTGAAGAGATGAAAAGAGAGATTCAAGAGCAAGAGATATTCGATAAATTCGGTATGAGAGTTAAGTTACCAAACAAACGCGTAGAAGGACAAAGGAAGAGAAGAGCGAGAGAGTACGAGGCTAAACGTCAACAAAGAATAAACCAATCACTTGCGAAGAGATTAGCGAAGGCTTGGAATGTCTATTGTTTCGACAAGCACGAAGAGGGACATAGTACTGGGCAAACGAGAAGATTTATCAACTTAAACCAAGAGGAGAAATAAGACGATGAAAAAGAAATATAAATCAAAGAGCAGAACACAAATAGAGAATGAGATATTAAAACCAATACTTGCAGTTTGTGACAATGTCGCAGAAGAGGGAAAGTTAATTTGGACGTTGCCCTTTATGAAACACAAAGGGAATGCAAGTGCATATAATTATTCTCAGAAGACGTTCTACAAGGGAATATCTAACCAATTACATCTTGGTTGTAGAATGATGTTAGAAGGGTGGGAGCATAATGCGTGGCTTACGTATAACGGAGCGAAGGCTCTTGGAGGATATGTGCCTCACGAGGCTAAGGGGAAGGGAGCAGTTGTTCACTTTAATAAGTTTGTGAAGAGAGATGAGTTGGATAGGGACGGGTGTGTAGTTGTTGACTCGGAGGGTAACCCGAAGGTAAAAATAATACCTTTCTTGAAGAGTTTCTCAGTATTCAATGTTGCTCAATGTAAAGATATACCAATGCCCGAAAAGAAGAAAGAAGAGAAATTCAAACCATTGAAGGCATTAAAGAGGGCAGAGGCTATCCAAAAAGCATATGAATTACAAGAGAAGAATCTCAAAGTTACTATTAGCGACAAAGTAGTACCACGTTATGATGTGACAAAAGACGAGGTTCAGTGTTCTTCAATGCGTAATCACGTAGAGGTGGCTAAGAAGAATGGTCAGAGTGTTAATGACGGCAAACAACATTATTATAGTTCTCTCTTTCACGAAGACGGACACTCTGCTGGTCATAAAAAGCGACTGAATTTGCTTGAGGATAACTTTAGATTTGGAGACCACGCATACTCAAAAGAAGAGTTACGTGCAGAGATGACATCAGCAATACTATGCTTGGAAGCTGGTCTTAATTCAGAGGTTGTCTTCAATAATACGAAGGCTTATTGTCAAGGTTGGGCGAAGAGATTAAAGAATGACCCCAAGTGGCTTATGTGGGCATCATCTAAATCACTTCAAACAGCTAATTACATCTTAGGTAAACACAATGAGAAATAGAGAATACGAATTCATAGCCTCAGCACTTATGCTGGGGTTATGGTCTACATTAATGTTTAACCATATGTTGAGAGGGCTATTGTGGACACCTCTCTTATTTCTCGAGATACTTTTAATAATATTAACATTCATAACTTGGAGGAGAATATGAGTTTCATACATCACGACCGAAAGAAAATAGAGAAGAAATGTAAAGTAATATATCACACTGAGGGTATGCAAATAGCACTCAAACTATTACAGACGTGTATGCTTCCTAAGTATCAGAATGCTATTGGTCTTGCCCACAATCAAATCGGAGGGGACAAGCAAGTATTTGTTGCTAAACTATCGACAGATACTAATACAAGTAAATGGAGAAATTTCATTAATGCGAAGATAACTGATATGTCTCCTAATACGAAGATGTCTGAGGAGGCTTGTATGACGTTCCCTAACAAACCTAACAAAGTAGAGAGACACGAGTGGGTTGAGGTAGAGCATCAAATAAAGGCTCGTAATGACTCTACTGGAAATATGTTTATTAAAGAGAAATTCTACGGCTTTGATGCAATCATAGTCCAGCACGAGATTGACCACTTAAACGGATATCATATCCACAACCAAGAGGAGAAATAACAATGGAATCAAAACAAATAAAAAGAGAGTTATGCTCTATTATGAGCAAGGTATGGATAGCGACTGGTATTAAAGATAGATACGAACCTTGTGATTGTATCTGTGACAAGAAGGGAAACACAGATGATTATATTCGTGTAGATGACGAAATAATAGAGTTTATAAAAGAGGCAGTAGAAGATAAAATATCAGACTTAGAGAGTGAGGCACAAGCAACACTCAACAGAATAAAGAGAGCAAATGAAGAAGATAAGGAGGAAAACAATGAAAAGTAAATTGCAATTAGAGGCGAGGGAAAGAATGGATAATGAATGGTTTACGATAAATGTACAGAGACACCATATTATAGAAGGAATAAAAAATGATTGTATGGATTGCCCTATAGCATTAGCCCTAAGAGAAGAGATGTGTGGTAAGCATCTTGTAGCACAAGTTATGGGAGCAGAAGAGGTTACACTAAGGACTAAAATGGATACTGATATTGTGTGGTCAGACATAAATATACACGAGGAAGACAAGCACTTATTAGATGACTTTATTAGTGACTTTGACAAAGGCTTATTAGACCACCATAGTGTCGACATAAACACAAGACTTTTTAGTTTTAGATGTCAATTAAAAGAAAAGGAAGGAGTGTAGTAATGAAATCAATAAAACAAGCTGGTAATAAAATAAGAGCAGTAAAGAGAATGCAGTCAGTGTATGACGTGACTGATAGAGTTAAGTATTTATTAAATCATATGGAGGGATTATGTCAACCCGAATACGAAGAGATGTGTGATGCGTTGGATTGGGTTACTGAATGCCTTCTTAAAGAAAAAGTGAAAGCAGACGGATTGAGAGACGAGATGATAAACTATGGACACGATGAAGATGTCTCTCACATCTGTAACGACACCTTCGTTAAAGAGTTATCACTTGCAGAATATCAAAAACAGAGAGACCTTGAAAGGAGGGACGGAGAATGAGTAAATCAATCAAGAATATTAAAAACATATCTCAATTAATAGATTATATAGGAATTGAAAGGGAAAAATTCAACCCTATATCAGAC